AGTCGGCCTTACGATCCCGGTCCGCCGCCGGGGTCGACTCGCGTATAGGGTTAAACCTTCGAGACTTGTGCGATGCGGTGTGGGGGAGCACGTTGGATTCGTTAGGTGCTCAGCCGTTGAGCGGGCTGAAAGCCCGAGATAAGCCCGCTCATCCTCCATTAGCAAAAACCGGCTGTCATTACTACGCTGGCGGTTGGAGGCAGCGCAGCTCGATGAGGTGCGCGAGCGCCGGAGAAGTCCGGAGGTCGCAGGGTTCGATTCCCTGCCGCTGCCTTCCCCATTCGTGTCCAATGCGGGCCAGGAGCACGGACAACCCTGACCGGGTAGCACTTCAGGCGGTAAGCACGCAAAGACCAGTGATCCCGGTGCAAATCCGTGGACCCTCCTGAGGCGCTGGCGATGGAAGCTCCGCAGTCGTGTCCGGTCAGGGCCGTGCTGATTTCGTCCCCTCACTTGAGGTAGAGAAACCAGCATTCTCCCTGGTCAGGATTTCTAGCGCATCACTGGACAAGGCGGTTAATGGATCTATTAGCCGGGGTCGATCTGACCGTTTCGGATGAAGCCGTGCCAGTAGGACCCATCACGCACGCTTGAGCCGTCAGGCTGTCGGATCCAGCACTCGACATCGATCGACGGCGACACGGTGATCAGCGCCACATCATTCCGGGCTCCCTGTTTTCAGGGAACGGATGCTTGACGATGTGCAAAGGGATCACGCGGGCACCCACCGACCCGCGCGGATGAATCCATGATCGCGGCAGTGTTCACAGACGAGCGAGCCCTGAACGTCTAGCGGCGACCACGAGCGGACCACGTGGCCCGAGACGACAGAACCATTGCGCCCGATCCAACCCCAGGCCACATGCTTTACGGCGGGGCAATCGTGCCACCAGAGGACAGTGTCGCCCTCTTGGTCGACAAGGACGAAGTGACGCAGGCCGAGGTCTAAAACGTCCGGTTCTCCAGCAGGGTAAGCAAGCATCCCCCAAAGAGTGACACCGGCGTTCCTAACCTTCGGGGATTCGACTACTTCAGGGAGGTCGATCCATGTCAGTGGTTTTCCGGTTGCGATTCCTTCTGTGGGTCACGCTTATCGTGGCGCTCGGGCTCGCCATCTTCGGTTCGGTGTCTGGGCTCCCACCCGACCTCGCGCACGCAAGTCCCGACACGGGTGGACCCGGTTATCACCCATGTACCAACCCTCAGCCGGCGAAGGGGATCACTGATCCACAGGGTCACGCCGGTCCCTACGGTCACTCGGTCCTCTCGCAAGACGTGTGGGATGGCATCAACATCTCCCAGACTCTCTACGCCTGCAACAAGAACTCCTGGTACGTCACTGCGAGCGCCAATCAGACAGGCGACAACGGCGCGGTCCAGAGCTACCCGGACACCAACGTCACCCTCGCTGCTCCGCTCATCTCCTCGTTCACTTCGATGACGAGCAACTTCCGCATCTACGGGACGCCTCCGTCTTGTAGCGGCAACGACTACGAGTACGCCTCGGACGACTGGATAGGTGACGCGAACGAGTGGTCGGACGCCAGCACCCACACGGAGCTGATGATCTGGCACTACACCTGCAACCAGGTCCCCGCCGGGACCGATGTGGGAACCACCACGATCAACGGTCGGGCCTTCAGCGTGTGGCTGGCGGGCGGTCTCGGACAGTCGAACGGCGACATCGTCACGTTCAAGGCGGTCACGAATTACACGTCCGATCAGACGGACGTGCTCGCCTTCCTGCAATACGCACAGTCGCAGGGCTGGCTCGTCAGCGCCCCTCACTTCTGGCAAGACGGTGAGGGCGCCGAGCTTTGCTACACGAACGGTCAGCAGACCTTCGGGCTCCAGGCGTTCAACCTGAAGATCAACGGCCAGCCGGTTTCCTAGATGGCAGGCCGGCGTCTCGTTCCCCCCGAGCTCGTCGACGAGTGGGAGCTACAGCTTCGCCGGGCCGTGAACCTGGCAATGGCCGACATGCAACGTGAGGTCAATCGGACTCTTCACGTGAGCCGAGGTACCGCACTCGTTGCAGCAGGTCCGAGGCCAGCCGGCGTCGCGGCGTCGGTATGGTCGGTTGACTATTGGACGAACCTCGTCCATAAACACATCGCCGTCGTGGCTGGCGCCGTGGGGGTCGGCGCCGTCGCGGCGGCCAGAAAGTCGATGCCGAAAGGCGCGACATATGGCTTCCCGGCGTCTTCGACCGAGGCTCAGATCAAGCAAATGCTGGTGGACCGGTCACTCGCCTCGGGCGCGTATATGGGCGAGCGGCTGAACGGCGACCTCCTGGCGGCACCGTCGCCCGCAGCTCAGGTGAAAGCACTGGTGAACTTCTGGAACACCGCCGCCACCATCCAAGGCGACGTCGTGGGATCGTCGGCCAATGGCGCGGCCGGGATGGCCGAGTACACGGCACTCGGGTTCGCTGGCGCTACTCAAGGAGCGTTCCCCGGAGCGACCCGCAACTGGGCGGACTTCGGTGATGACAAGGTCCGCGACGGTCACCACGCCACCGATGTGGACCCGGTTGGCCTGAACGAGTCCTTCGTCGTGAACGGCGAAAGTCTGATGTTCCCTCAGGACCCAGAGGGCTCGGACGGCAACACGATCAACTGCCGCTGCCACGTGGAAACCGACGGCGTCGATGTTCCTGACGAGTGAGGGTTCCTTCGTTCGCATCCAAGCGCGTGACAGACTCTCGCCGGATACGAGCTTGCAGCCGTGTGAGGGTGAGGGATCAATGAGACGAGCGAACCGCTGGGTCACGTTCGATGGGGATGGCGAGATCATCGCCCTCATCGCCGAAGGTCCTGACGAGCCACCGGAAGTCGCTGACGAAGACGCCAGTGACCTTGGCGAGTCGAGTGATACACCAGACGAGGACCTCTCCGGGCATGGCTCGGTGTCGACGACCCACTCCCACGACCACGCCGCGATGGGATCCCAGGGCGATGACGACAATCATTCCCACGAGCACACGCATTCGAACGACGGCAGCCACGATCACCACTCAAGTGCTTCGGCGACGGCCGAGCAGACCGCGTTGGCCGAGTCCTTCGCCACGGCATCTGGCATGTCGGTTGATGAGGCACTGACTCTTCTGACCAGGAGCACCGACCACGAGGCCCAGATCCGCCAGCAGACCGAGCGGCTCCAGGCATTCGCTGCGCTAGGTGAAGCTCAGGACTGGCCCGAGGTCATCCTCGCCGACGGCTCAAAGCTCCGTCTGCCGATCCGATGGGGCGAGAAGGTCGAGCCCTCTCCCGAGAACGGCTTCCGCGAGGACTGGTACGAGGTCGAAGCCCTGGACCTTTCGGCTCTCACCGCTGACGGCGAACAGGTCAACCTCGTCTCGAATCCGGGTGGATCCTGGCACGCATATCTCTGCGTCGAAGGCGTCATGACCGATGAGGAGATGCCGAGGGAATTGCTCCCAGATTCGGTCGTGGTTCCGGATCTCCCCGTGCCTATGCGGTTCCAGATCCACGACGAGGGTGGTCACTTCGGCGCCGTAACCGTCGGGCCGATCGAGACCATGGACCGCACGCCGATCGAGGGCCTCAACTACATCTACGCGACGGGCACCTTCACCCCAGATCACCACGGTCAGCTAGCGCAGATGAATGCCGAGCTTCAAGCCCAGCGCTTCGTGTCGATCGATGGCCGAGATGTCGACGTCGAGGTGGTCTCGGTGCAAGTCGGATCCCAGCAGGTATCCGGACCGATGTACGACTGTGACGACGGTTGCGACGACATCGTCCAGCAGTGGTACCGCTTCTCCTCGATCACCATCGGTGCGGCCACCATCGTGAGCCGCCCGGCGCTGCAGCAGGCCGTGATCGCCATGGCCGACATGCCGCTCCCGATGGCTCCGCTTGCGCTCGAGCGGGCCCAGCCGTCGATCATCGTGGTCGCGGCGGATGGCTCACCTTCGACCTTGCCTCCATCCGAATGGTTCGAGGATCCCGGGTTCCACGTGGGCGATCCTCGACTTATCCGCCAGCCAGACGGCAAGTACGCCTGCCCCCTCACCGTCACCGCCGACGGTCGGGTCTTCGGGCACGCTTGCTACTGGGGCCAGCTGCACACGGCCGGCCTCGTGGACAAACGAGGAAAGCCCGTGACGCCACCTCGAGGCGCCACGTATGCCCACTACATGACCGGCGAGCGCGAGACCGCAACCGGGACCGTGGCTGTCGGACAGATCACCATGGGTTGCGGCCACGCCGACACCTCACGACCGATCGGTGCGGCAGCCGCCAAGGCCCACTACGACGGCGGCTACGGAGCGGTCCAGATCGCTGACGTCCGGGCCGGCGAGGACGACTTCGGGGTATGGATGGCCGGAGCGCTCAAGCCGTTCCAGTCCAATGATTTCCCCGAGGGACCGACCGCCGAGCAGGTCCGTCACTTCCGGACCCAGGAAATCTCGCCAGACTGGCGCAAGATCGCCGGTCAGCTCCACATGATCGCCCTCTTGGCCGTACCGGTCGGCGGGTTTCCGGTCGCTCGCGAGTCGCTTGTCGCTTCGGCGAACCTCGCAGAGATCGTCGACCTCCACGCCGTCAGGGCTGGCCTCGATCGAGACGGGGAAATCGTGGCGCTGGTCGCAGCCGGCCGCGTGCACCGGGCCTCACCCGAGGACCGCATCGGTCAGCTCGAACGGCTCGTGAGCGTGCTGTGGAACGACCTCGATGACCGTCAGCGGGCGAACGCACTCGAGGCCCTCGACTCGGTGCCCTGGTCCGCCTGATGGCCGAACAGCTAAGTGACCCCGCCGAACTCGAGCAGATCCGAAAGGACATGGGCCTCCCCGAGGGATTCGCGGGTCAGCTCATGACCGCCGAGATGCAGGTGGCTGATAAGCCGTTCCAGCTCGTCGAGGAAGCTCCACTGTGTGACCACATGCACTTCACCGAGCAGGTCACTGCCGGAGCCGAGACGACCAAGAACGAGGACGGCACCGAGAGGGTGGTCGGGTGGAAGGCCCGCATCCGGCTTCGCTGTGCCGATTGCGGCATCGTGTTCGACCTCGCCAAGGAAGGGACGGCACCGAGAGACGGCGGCCCAGGGCTCGTGGTTAGGCTGACGCCGGTCACCGACTGGTAGTTCGAGGTCAAGGGAGACAAGCGTGCAGGTACTCATCGGCAACTCGGCTCCGCACGAGTGCGTCTTCGACAAGGACTCCCACGAGTGCGTGGGCCACAACCCGATCCCCGGGCCCGCGGTCACCCGCGTCCAGGTTCCCGACGAGTACACCTTCACGACCGACCCCCCTCTTGAGCCTGGCGCTTCGGGCCTGGCCTCAGCAGTGGCCCTACACCTGACCCGCTCGGCTGATGGCATCACCCAGCTACCCGGTCACGAGGCGATCCTCCCGTTCGTCCACCCAGGCGGTTTCTGGCGTCACCACTCATCCGAAGCGCCCGGCTGGGTGTGGTCGGACAACCCTGATCTCGCCGAGGTCGTCGGAGACATCCTCGGGATCTCGGTAGCCACCGACTTAGAAGGCCTCGAGGACCACTACTACACCGAGGCTGGGCCTCCTGGTGTGACGCCCGGAGCGGCAACCGACCTGCAGGCTCTCAAGGTCAACTCGGGGAACGATATCCAGTCCCGCCAGATGGGCGGTAACGGCGTAGGCGCGACTGGCACGGCCAGCTCAGGCGGGTCGGCACCGGGAACCACGTCGATGACCGACACCGGTGCGTCGTGGACCTCGAACCAGTGGCTCGGAATGCAGGTGATCTGCGGCAATGCCATAGCCAATGTCGAGTCGAACACATCGACCGTTCTGACGATCGACGGCTGGTCCCAGCCGGGAGCTCCCGGCTCGGTAGCTTCCACGCCTGCTGGCGGCTCGTCCTATGTCATCACGGCCGGGACCGCGCCAGCGCCCTTCGTCGGGCTCACAGCGAACACGGGACCTCCGGCATCAGGTGATACGTCCCTCGCGGGCGAGATCACCAGCGCAGGTGGTGGACTCATCCGCAAGATCGCGGTCTACGCCCACACCGCCAGCGCGGCGAGTTACACGCTGACACCCGTATACACGGCTAACGGCTCGGACTCGCTGCCGGTGACCGTCGCCATGATCGGCGTCTTCATCTCTCGAGTGGTCGCGAACACAGCGTCGGCGATGCTTTTCGAAACGCTGCTCAATGCGACGGCCACAGTGTCGGCGGTATCCGACCAATTAACCGTCACAGAAAGTGTCTCACTCTGACCCGTCAGCGGTTCGACAACATCAGCGCGTTCGGCACCGCGGCGGCTCCGACGAACGGCATCACGCTCTCATCCACTTCCACGGCGACGGCCAGCTTCGCCTCCGCCCCAGCTTTTCCAACCATCGCCGCACCGAACTATGCGGTCATCATCGTCAACCCGGACACTGCCAACGAAGAGATCATCTACGTCACGGCCTTCACCTCTGGTGGGACCAGCGCAACGGTGACGCGCGCACAGGAAGGCACGACTGGTCACACCGTGTCTGCCGCCTATTGGGTGCACGGTCCCACAGCTATCGATTTTCCGCTTGGCCCTGACCAGCTCACCGGCAACCAGGTGCAGGCTGGCATCGCCGCCTTCGACCTTGGAGCACGCTGATGGCAACCTCACCGAACTACGCATCCACTCCACTTATCGGCTCTGCGTTGCTCGGTACAGCGGAGACGAATCTCCAGGTCCCCGTGCACGCGTCGCTCGTCGTGACACCGGGTTCCGGCGGTGCCAAGATCGAGGAGCTGGTTGTCCAGGCCGCCGTCACCACGCTAATCAACACGACGGCGGGGGGTCTTGTCGTATGGTTCCTCTACGACGGCACCACGTACCACCTGTTTGACGAGTTTCCTATCACTGCCGTCACCGGCTCAGCAACGGCGGCAGGGTTCCGGCTGTCGAGGTCTTACAACAACCTGTTTCTTCCCAATGGGTGGTTCCTTTACGCGTCACAAACGGTTGCTGGGAACGCTTCTATCCTTAAGGCGATTGCCTTGGGCGGTAGCTACTGATGCCCGCTGGGACCATCGACGCTCGGCGCGGGCAACGCGGGCTCTCGAATGAGAGTTACGATTACGGCGCGGGGACCGCTGTCATACCCGGTATTGAAAGTGGCAGCACGCTTATCGGGTATCAAGCTGGACAAAGCCTCTCCCCAACACAAGCGATAGCCGGAGCCGGTACCTCTGGACAGCAGAACACGCTTATCGGGTATCAAGCTGGACAGTCGATAACGACCGGGGACAGTAACGTCTTCATTGGCTGGCAGAGTGGACAGTTCGCGACGAATGGCTATACCAGCGCTACCCCAAGTCAGTCTGTTTGTATCGGCGTAAACGCGACGACAACCAGTGGGCAAACTGTTTGCATTGGGTGGACCGCACATGCCAGTGCGGCGACTACCGTTGCGATTGGTCCAAACTCGAATGCTGGGGCTTACAGCGCTATCGCCATTGGGTCAGCTTCACAGAGCCTGGGGTCAAGCTCGATTGCCATTGGAGCGAATGCAGCTACTAATGGGTCTAACCAAGTTGTTGTAGGAGTTGTCGCGGGGAATAACGGTCTCACCGGTGCGGGCACGGTTGCCATTGGAGCTAACACCGGGCGTTCGTGCACAAGTGGTGTCAACACGATGGTCGGATATGAGGCTGGTTACACGGCGACACCAACGAATGCCACGACCACTGGGACGCGCCAAACACTCTTCGGTTACAACACCGGCCAGAACGTCGTTTCCGCTTCTGCCCTTAACGACATTGTCTGCGTCGGTGACACCGCCCAGGCCGCTGGCTCCCAGGCGGTCATCGTTGGCTCGGGAGCAACGTCCACCGGCACGGCACAGAACACCGTCGTCATCGGCTACAACGCGACCACGTCAGCTAACGCCTGCATCGTCATCGGCAAGAGCGCTTCATCGACCGGCGCCACATCCGTCGTAATCGGTAACGCGACCACGGCCACCGGTGCATCCCAAACGGTCGTTGGTGGTTCGACCACGGTCACGGGCAGCGGCAACGTAATCATCGGTGAAGGTTCGAACAGCGCCGGTACCACGACCGTGTGCATCGGCAGCGCATCGAGCAGCGGTAATGGCACAGGGACCGTAGTCATCGGCTGCCAGGCGGGCTCGGGGCTCACCTCGGCCGTCGGTGTCTTCATCGGCTTCAACGCCGGAGCCATCACGGGCACGAACGCGACTTCCACCGGGCTCGGGCAAACACTCGTCGGCAACAACACCGGCTCCTCGAACGCCGGGAATACCCAGTACAACTACACGACGGTCTTGGGCAATGGCTGCACGTTCGGTGCTTCGGGTGTTGTCGCTATTGGTGTCGACCACACCGGAACGTCTGCAACCTCGGCCACCCAAGACGTGATCGCGCTCGGGACCACGCTCCACCAGATCCAGGTGTCGAACAGCACGACAGGCGCCGGCGTAGCGGCCCTTGGTGCGAACTCCCCAGCAGTCACGAACACGGCTCCGTACACTTGGTTCAAGATGATGTCGTCAGACGGATCGACCGTCTATGTCCCCGCGTGGAAGTAGCGATGGCACAACGCACACGACCTGTGGTCCGCAAGGGTGCCGCAATCGGCAAGGGTGAGGCGCCTCGAACCGCACCGCCAGCGCGAGCAACACCGCCTAAGCCGCGCCAGCACTTGTCGAAAGAGACGCTGGAGTTGTGTGACTGGCTCGTCGATGGTGTAACGGTCGCTGCTAACCACCCCGACTTCGACGGGCAGTGCCGGATCGTTGGCACGGCCAAAAGGGAGGTCGCTGAGGCGCTACGCGCTGCCGGTGGACGGACCATGGGAGACAAGCGCACTCAACAGACACCGGAGTAGCCCGTGAGTTTCGGCGGTCGAACCTACGGCGGCTCGACGTATGCGGGCAACGCTCCACCAGCCGGTAGTGCCGTTCTCATCCGCTCAGCCTCCGACGCGGCGAACGGATCTGATGTAGCCACCCGGACGTCCACATACGCACGCACCGCTTCGGACGCGGCTCATGGGACAGACAGCGTCATCCGCTCGCTGCTCCTTGCCCGGGTCGCATCGGACTCAGCGAAGGGCACTGATGTGGCCACCCGCATCGCTCCGAAGGCTCGGACGAGTTCCGATTCCGCCAACGGCACGGATTCCGCTTCGCGACTTGTCGCGACACATCGCTTCGCCTCGGACCTCGCGCGCGCGACGGATGTGGCTTCTCGGGCCTTAGGAATCGCCCGATCGGCTTCCGATGCTGGTCACGGCACCGATGTCGCTTCGCGACACGTCGCGATCGGGCGAACAGCCTCGGACCTCGCGCGCGCGACGGACATGGCCAGTGGGATCTCTGGCCGCTCGAGGACCGCGAGCGACTCGGCTCACGGGGCGGACTCAGCGACCCGGATAATTCTCATTCTCCGATCGGCATCGGACGCGGCGAACGGCGTCGATTCTGGGTCGGCGTCTCGAAGCGCCAGCCGCACGGCTTCGGACTCAGCTCGTGGGACCGATTCGGCGTCTCGCCACCTCGCACTCGCGCGCATGGCTGTGGACCTGGCCCGAGGAACGGATGCCGCCACGGGTGCGGTCGTCCGAATCCGTACAGCGAGCGACCATGCAGGTGGCACCGACATCGCCTCGGGTGTCGTCATCGTGCTCCGTCACAGCGTGTGGCTGGTCGGCCAAGCACTCGATCGCTGGCGGATCACACCTATGCCGGGCTGGGCTACTGACGAGGGTCAGCTATTCAGGCTCACCGGAGCACTAAACAGGTGGCGCGTCGGACCGGCAGAGCGTCGGTGGTTGGTGTCTGAGGCGCTCGAAACCATCGTGATTGGAGGGCCATGAAAGTCATCGACCGGACCTCCACCCAAACGGTGCCGTTTCTCGTCCAGCAACTCATCCCCAGCCAGGTCGAGGACTTCACCTCAGACGAGGTGGCGTTCGCGCTCACGATCGGCCGCATGCAGAGGCCTGCTCGCCAGCGACCAACGGACGAGTCCTGGGTGGACGGATACTGGATCACTGTCCCTGGCGGTGACCTGGCGGCGATCGACATCGGGCCGACCGGCGCGCTCACCCCGGCCGTCGGCGTCTACACGATCTGGATCCGGATCAGCGATGACCCGGACACCTATATCGCTCAGCTCGACACGATCCAAATCACGTAGAAATCCTGTATTTCTGCAGCCGTCTTTGGTACCCAATTCGCGAATCGCGAAACGCTAAATCGCCGAGGGTGCTTGTAACGCGATCGGCGGTCGTGCAGAATCTCCGCTCAGGACGCATAGCGACCTAGCAAGAACCGAGGGCATAGCCCGAGGAGCAGGGGACTCACAGAGGCCCGGTAGGTGCAGCCAACCCGATCGTGCCCACGCGGAGGTTCCCGTGTCCCTGTCCCGCTCCAACAACCGGTTCGCCACGTATGACGCCGATGGCGATCTGATCGCGCTCGTCGCTGAGGGTCTCCCTGAATGGCCCGCCGATGGCAACCTCGCCGGCATCTCTGACGCCGACCTGTCGGCGATGTATGACGCCTTGTCCGCCGAAGCGGCGACCATGCGTGAGAACCCCGACACGATCGATGTAGCTCGCGCCACCGAGATTGCGGCTCACGCCGCTGCCCTGCTCAACGAGGTGGCCTCTCGCCTCGCCGCCGCTGATGAAGGTGGCACCGAAGGCGGGACCGAGCCCGGCGGTACGACCGACCCGGTGCCCGTTCCTACACCAGCACCTTCTCCGACAACTTCGACTGACGAAGACCGCGCCACGGCGCTAGCGCTTCTCGAGGCTCTTGGCAACATCCCCGCACCCACGGTCCTCGAGGCGTCCGTCATTGGCCAGTCGGTTTCTCCTGAGGCGATCGCCGCAGCGGTCACCGCTGGCGTGGCGCCCATCGCGGAGGCCTTCACCGCCGCCATGGAGCGGATCGCGGTGCCCGCATCTCCTCGCAGGGCTCGTGGCATCGGCGACTACCGCCCGGCCGACAGAGCCCCTGGCGAGCAGGGAGCCAACGGTCGCCGGCACGGTGAGCTCGGTATCCTCACCGCCGCTCCAGACAACGGGATCTTCCCGACCGGCCACCAGTTCGCCAGCCGCTCCGAGCTGGTCGAAGCGACCCGCCAGCGGATCGACAATCTCGGCAAGTCCACCTCGACGGTGGAAGAGAAGGTTGTTGTGGCAACGGTGCGCGCTCCTCAGCCGCCCGCCAACCGCGATCTTCGTCCCTTCCGCGAAGCCTCGTCCCAGGCGGTGCGTGAGTTTCTGCAGCAGACCATCGGTCCGGACGCCATGGGTATCGACCCTTGGACGGGCGAAGAGAAGCCGATCGGTCGAGGCGGGATTGTTTGCGACGACATCGATGCGATCACCGCATCCGGTGGTCTTTCGGCACCGGTCGACCCGTACTACCCGCAGCTGTTCCTAGGGCAGGCGGCTCGCCCGGTCCTCGACTCCATGCCTTCGATGGTGGCCGACCGTGGTGGTATCCGCTTGGTGCTGCCGGCATCGATCGGCACGCTGTCTGCGGCCACGATCCCTGGCGAGTACCCCGACGGCGTCACCAACAACTCGACCACCTTCACGTCTGCCACCGCAACCTTCCTCGCCTCTGACGTCGGCTCGCCGATCGTCCAAGTCGGGGCTTCGTCGTCAGGCTCGACGAGCAACATCCCCGCCGGCACGATCATCGAAGCGGTGGGATCGACAACCTCGATCACGTTGTCGCAGGCATCGACGGGCGGCTCGGTCACCGCGGTCCCCTTCGCCATCCGGAACCGCAACCCGTACAACCTGGGCCCGGCGGTCGGACTCGTCACGGCTGCCCAAGACGCGGCCGGCCCTCCGAACACGCTCAAGTACACCTACGACGTGCCTCTCGGCACCCAGGCCGAGCACGACGTGTTCTCCACCTATGCCTCGCTCCAGTACGCGAACCTCACGGCTCGCACCTTCCCGGAGCAGGTCGAGCTGAACATCCTCATCGCGAACGCGTTGCAGGCCAGGGTGGCCGAGACGGCATGCCTCGACTACATCACTGGTTGGTCGACGCTGCTCACCGCGTCAAAGACCTTCGGCACGGCTCGCCAGTTGCTCGCCCAGATCGAGCACATGGCGGCGGTGTACCGCCAGGACCAGCGCATGGACCCGGGCGCCGTTCTCCGGTTGCTGATCCCGGCGTGGGCCTTGAACGCGATGCGAGGCGACCTCATCTCCACGTTCCTCGGCGGCTCGCCGAGCGACTGGGGCTTGAGCGACGAGGAGCTCGTGGCGTTCTTCCGGAACATCGCTGTCTTGCCTTCGTGGTACCAGGACGGGCCCTCGGACATCTCCCAGTTGTTCGCAGCGATCGGCTCGGGTGCGGTCAACACGGGAGGCGTCAACAACGCCACTCCGGTTGCCATCCCTGACTACCCGGGTCAAGGCTCGTCCACGTCGTTCCGCACCAAGGTCGTCACCTACCTGTGGGGTGAGGGCACGTGGATCGGTCTGACGACCGGCGAGCTGAACCTCGGCCTTGTCCGCGACTCGTTCCTGAACTCGCAGAACCGGTTCAGGAACTTCGAGGAAGGCTGGGAAACCCCGGCGTACGTCGGAGCTCGCTCCTTCCGTTGCGTCCACACCGTCGCCGCTGACGGCACCTACGGGGCTGCCACGGCCGTCGTCTTGGGCGCTGGCAACGGTCTGTAGGGCTTGTTGAGAAGGGCCTCGGGGCCCGTCGGAGCAATGAAGAGAGCTAATGGGATCGGTGGGGTGAGGTGACGATCACTGCGACGTCAGGTATCGACGCTGTAGTCGCCGCGCCGCCCCTCACCGATCCCCCTCTCTCGTTGCTGATGATGACCGAGGTCTTGGTCGACAACGAGCGCCAGGCCGAGGACCGCAGGGTCGCCGCAGAGACGGCGGCGTCAGCCGAGATGCGGCTCAAGTTGTTGGCAGAGGCCGCGCCGGACGCGACGTCGGCGGAGGCGAATCTGGAGCAGCTGCGTTCTGAATATGAGGCGGCGCTCGATGTGGTCGCCGAGTACAACGAGACGGCCGCCGAGATCGAACGCTGGACCCAGGGGTTCGTCTATCTGCCTGAGTTGGGCAACGCCGAGGCATGCGAGGTCATCTCGCCTTACGGGGGATCAGAGCAGCCGAAGGCATCGGGTTCTAACCAAGATGCGACGTTTTGGTACGACCCCTTCATGGCTATTGGCCGGGACAGTCGATCGGTCTTCGGCTACCCGTTCACGGACTACATCTCAAGGGCCATGCGTGCCGAGCGCGCCATGCGAAAGCACGAGGCTTGGCAGTGCGAGCAGGAGTTCTGGAGTGGCTTAGCCGTTCCAACGAACTACCACCTGACGGCCTCTCCGTTGACGCCGACCTCCTCACCTCGCCGCACGATCAGCGCCTTCCCATCTCCTGATCCGGCGCCCGGCACCATTCTCGGAACAGCCGTCGCGCTCGGTCAAGCTCTCGCAGCACTGGATCAGGCCATCGCCGAATCTGACGCCGGGACGGGGTTCATTCACGCGACCCCGTATCTGGTCCAGAGGTGGATGGCCGTGTACCCGTTCATTCGGGATACCGACGGGAAGATTTACACGGTCAACCACAACTTGATCGTTGCCGGCTTCGGTTATGGGGGTCTTGGGCCTGACTCTGAGGCTCACGGAGCCGATGACGGTGTCACCACAAGCGGATCGACCACGTTCGACTCTGTAGACGGAAACTTCACGAACCTCGACATCGGCAGAGTCATCACCGAGACCGATGACTCTGGGCGGATCCCTGCCGGTACCTATGTCTTGCAGGTCAACTCCGGCACCGAGATCGTGCTCTCCCAACCAGCAACCGACGACGGCACCGGTATCACCTACAGCGTTGCTGGCGTGGGCGGGCGAGCTGGTGGTGCTCCTCAGCAATGGGCGTACGCCACCGACGCGATCTTTCGGCTTCGTGGCGACGTCTCGCATTACCCCAACGATCTTCGTCAGATGTCCCCCGACGTCCCGGTTGACAACCTCGCTGAAGTGAGAGCCGAGCGTCCCAATGCGTTCATCAGCAATCAGCTTTTGCGTGCCACCGTTCTCGTCGACACAACCAGCAGTTAGGGAGGAAACATGGCCACTAACGGACCCGTAGCAGTCCAGGGTTGTGCCGTTCGATTCTCGCGCCTCGCGGCCGACGGCTCGATCGTCAGCTCATCGACTGCCATGGTTCAAGACGACCGAAACTTCGTGAAGCTCGAGTGCAAGCCCGTCATGGAAGACGGCGTCGAGATCACTCCGAAGTCCGCGTGCGGCGTCCCGGTCATCAGTTACAAGGACTGCGACCGCTACAAGCGGTGGGACGTGAACCTCAGCCTCGGTGACTGGGATCCCGAACAGCAGGAACTCCTCGGCGGTGGCCAGATCCTCACGGCTTCCGGCACGGCGGGGCGCACCTTCGCCGATGGCGTCGTGGCATTCGAATCGAACATCATCACCTCGGCCGCCGACGCATCCTTTGTGGACACTGACGTCGGCCGCTCCGTCACCGGCACTGGCGTCGCGACCGGGGCCTACGTCTCGGAGTACATCTCGGCCACAGAGGTGCGTGTTAGCGCCGTGTCGACCACAAGCTTGACCGGCGTCTCGATCACCTTGGGTGCCCAACCCGTCTCGACGATCGGGTATGCGTTCCCGCATCTGCTCACCGTGCCGTGTCCGAACGGAGTGTCGATCGAGGTCTGGTCGAGGCTCATCGTCCGAGGCACCGGTTACCAGGGCACCACGCCGTACCCTTCGGCCGGCACGGCCACGATTCCGGGTTCAGCGTGGCTCAGAGTCGGCGTCTTCCGTGCGTTCCTCTTCTGGGACGGTTGGTCGAAGGAAGACAAAGAAGAGACTCCGATGTTCCGAGGGTGGGCGATCGAGAACCCGAACTTTGGAACCGGGCCTCTCGATGACTGGCGCACCTCGGCGATGCCGGCCGTCGGCGCTCCCGTCGATACCACGGCGTTCTGCGACCAGCTTTGCGACTTCGAGCTTCCGTCCCCGCTCCAGCCTGGCTACCAGACGCTGCCCGTCGCCTAAGCGCTCGTCCGAATCCGTTTCGACAAGGAGAAGACATGGCTACCGAGTTCCCGAATCCGCCAGTTGTCACCGGTCCTCCCCCTCTGACCGGTCAGGTCCCGACCTGGAATGGCACTGCCTTCGTCTTTGCCACGCCCGCTGGCGCTACCGGTCCAACCGGTGGCACGGGTGGGACAGGCGGAACAGGTGTCACTGGCCCGACGGGGCCGACGGGGCCGACTGGCGCCTGACAGAATCCAGGCCGTGAAGATCGCGGTCTATACAGTTGCTTACAACGAGGTCGCTCACGCGAGACGGTGGGCGACCTCGTGCGCGCAAGCTGACTTCCGGTTCGTCGCTGATACCGGCTCGACGGATGGAACGGTCAAGGCGCTAAGGAATGTCGGTGTCACCGTCTCGTCCATCTCGATCGACCCCTGGCGGTTCGATGACGCCAGGAACGCTGCACTGGCGCTTCTGCCGGTCGACGTGGACCTGTGCATCTCGCTCGACATGGACGAGGTCCTCGCTCCTGGATTCATCAAGGCCGTCCGGCGTGCGTGGGAAAAGGCAGGTCCGTTCGAGCGAGGCTTCATCGAGATCGACACTGGCGCGCGGTGGCAGGTCAATCGGATCCACGGCCGCAAGGGCTACCGGTGGGTCGCACCGTGTCACGAGGTCGCGGTGCCCTATCCCATGCGAGAGGAGCATGCTGTCTTCATCGAAGGTGCGCTCATCAAGCATCGGCCTGACAACTCAAAGCCGAGGACTCAATACCTCGGCCTCTTGGAGCTCGCCGTCTCGGAGCAGCCCAGTGATTTCCGCATGTGGGCCTACCTGAGCCGAGAGTACGGGCTACGTCAGGACTGGCTCGAGGTCCTCAGAACAGGCCAACGGGCGATGGACCTCACGACAGGAACGCCGAACGAGCGGGCCGCGACGTGTCGATGGCTGGCGATGGCCAGCTCGAAGACGGGAGCTCAAGACGAGGACGTGCTCTTCTGGGTTCACCAGGGAACCGTCGAGGCACCCGACGAGCCCGGAGCATGGTTCGCCAAGGCCGCGTGGTCATCGGACCTCAAGCGCCATGTCGATGTGATCGAAGCCGCCGAGCGTGGGCTCGCGTGTCCGCCTGTTACCCACTACCTCCGAGACGACTCGTTGCCGTGGCGGTTTCACCACTACCTCGCCGTCGCTTTCGAGCGGCTCGGGGATCTCGATAGGTCGCTCGAGGAACTGGAACTCGGAGCCAAGGCGGCGGAAGGCTACGCGGTCGATGGTCAACTCCTAGCCGATCTCTCGAAGATGCGCGCCCACTGGGGTCGTCCTGCCGTCTCTGTAATCGTGCCGGTGTGGAACGCCTGGGCCATGACCGAACGGTGCCTCGACGCGCTACTCCCGACACTCAACACCGATGACGAGGTTGTTCTTGTCAATGACGGTTCGACAGATAAAACAGCTGGTGTTGGCGCGATCTGTTCAGTTCAGTGGCGATTCAAGGACAAGCGACTAAAGGAGATCGGCTGGGCCGCGCCCAACCGCGGGTTCGCCGCAGCCTGCAACGCCGGGGCAGAGGCGGCTACCAACCCGACGCTGGTGTTCTTGAACAACGACGTCATCGTCACCGAGGGCTGGCTAAACGAGCTGATCGGTCACCTTCGCTCCGAGACCGTTGTCGCATCAGGCGCTCGAGCGGGATGCGTGAGCGGGCCGCAAATTGTCGAGGAGGCGCCGGAGATCGATGACCTCGAGGAGTTCTCCGCCGAATGGCTCAAGTCTCACCAGGGTCGTAGTCGTAAGACGGATCGTCTCGTCGGCTTCTGCCTGGCGGTCGAGGCTGAGATGTTCAACAAGGTCGGGCGCTTCCGGAAGTTCAACGACTCGATGGGCGGCTATGAAGACGACGACCTCTGCCGGAAGCTGAAGGCCTTCGGCGACCTGGTCATCGCTGACGGGTGCTATGTCCACCACGATGGTCATGCCACGTTCGACGCGAACAACGTCGATTGGTTTGCTGAGCAGGAAAAGGCCCGTGTGGGCTATGAAAAAGTCGCAACCAAAAGCACGAAAGGAGGTGAAGCGAATGTGCAACATCAGCGTGGGGAGGTATCCCGTGCCGACCGACGAGCAGCGAGCCGAGCTTGAGGAGTCCAATCCGGGCTGTCAATGGCCAGCGGATCGTTACCAGGGTTGGATCAGTCCCGATGAGTGCAACTGGACAGCCTTCGTCGGCGTCGACGGAGACCTCAGCCTGGTAGTCGATGGTGAAATGGTCTTCGACAAGCTGGCGGCGTGATGGAGGACAGCCGGGGGATGACCGGCTCTGTCCAACGCCGAGCCCGTGCATGAATCGGTCATGGAGTGGGTGGAAAGAAAGGTCGATCAGTTTTCCTTGTCACATCGGTCGGTATTAGAGATCGGGTCGGCAGACGTAAACGGGTCGATAAGACGCTTCTTTACCGGCGACTACATGGGGGTCGATCTAGCCCAAGGACCAGGGGTCGACTTCGTCGTTGAGCCGGGCATCATCCCGTTCTCCACCGGATCATTTGATGTCGTGGTGACGACCGAGATGCTCGAGCACGATCCTCGACCATGGGAAACGTTCAAGGAGATCGCTCGACTCCTGCGATACAACGGCACGCTCATACTCACCTGTCGCGGATACGACGCTCAGAGGGGAGCGTTCCCGGTGCACAATCCGCCGGATTACTGGCGATTCTCAGCGGGTGCGCTCCGGTCGCTCGCAAGCGAGGTGGGGCTCACCGTCGTTGAACTCATGGCCGACCCTCAATGTCCCGGATGGTTCATGGTCGGAGCCTTATCATCAAGCGAGTGACGGATAGGGGATTTTGATGGGGCTGACCACTGCACAACTACAGGGGCTCGCTCAGGCGCTTTGTGAGAACACCAGCTATGACATCTCTGAGGTCTGGCTGTCGCTTCACTCAGGGAGTCCGGGTGGAACGGGCGCGAACGAGATAACGAGCGGCACTGGAGCAGATGGTCGCCAACAGATCACCTTCAGTGGCACGGACGGCACCGAGAACAATTCGGGCGATCTCTCGATCGATGTCGCTGGAGCGGAGACGATCCCCTGGGTCGGCTTCTGGACAGCTCAGACGGGTGGCACCTTCCTCGCAGGCTGGCCTTTGGCCGGTCAACCGATGGGGTGCTGCGCCGTCGGCACCGATGACGACATCATCATTCCCGCACACGGCCTCAGCGTGAACGACGTGATCCGGCTTTACGAAGATCCTGCTCTCTCGAACACAGGGATCCCGACGGGGTTCACGACAGATACTCAGTATTGGGTGGTCACGGTCGTGAGTGCCGACCTTGTCAACATCTCAGCGACAGAGGGTGGGGATCCGATTACGCCATCGAGCTCGGGCCAGTTCGTTGCCCAACCGGACGGCACGATCGTCTTGACCGGAGCCGGCACGATCACCTTCCCCTCAGACACCGGGATCACCTACGAGCAGGCCTCCTGATGGGTGCCCCAGCCATCGCCACAGTAGCGCCAGCAGCCGAGACGTGGCTCTCGCCATGGTGCAACGAGGACGACATCCCGACGAGACGGCTAGCCAAGGTCCAAGACATCGACATCGGGCGGATGATCGGCGTGGCCACTGACCTGCTCTACTGCTTCAGCGGCCGCCAGTACCGCACTGGGCGCTCTCGGATTCGGCCGACCACAATCAACTCGTCATACGCCAACCAGAGCTTCCTCTATCCCTACTCATCGATGTCGGGCTACGGCTCGGCGTGGGGCTTCGCTGCCGGCTGGGCCTGGACGGCACCGGGGATGGGTTGGTGGAACAACGGCCAGGACCTCGCAGAGGTCGTCCTCCAGGGACCGGTCACCCGGATCAACCAGGTGCTTGTGAACGGCGTCGAGCTCGTAGAGGGTGCCGACTACACCCTCTACGACCGAAGACGCCTGGTCCGCAACATCAACCCCGCCTCCCAGGGCGCGTCAGCGTGGCCGTGGGAGCAGCAACTTCAGCTTCCGCTCAGCTATCCGGGGACCTGGCTGATCGACTACGAGTGGGGCCGACCGGTCCCGGCATCCGGGTGGGCGGCCTGCGTCGAGTTGACCATCGAGTTGGCCCTGTCGTTCTCAGGAAGCGACCTGTCGGTGCTTTCCAACCGGGTCGTGTCGATGGCATCCGAGGGCGTGAGCGTCCAGGTGGCCGACTCGATCGCGCACCTGCGCGACAACATCATCCCGCTCCCTTGGTGCGCGGCCTTCCTGAAGGCGAAGAATCCCAACGGGCTACGCCGGCGAGCGTCGTTCCTTGCTCCGAACTCGGTCCAGGGCCGTTCGATGCCATACGGCCAGTGATACGTCGTCGTCGACGTCGCAAGATCCGCAACAACGAGCACGACATCATTGACGACGGCGTGAGCCGAGATGACCCGGTCGCTCGATATTGGGAGGAGATGTGGCTCCAGGTGTTCTGCACCCTTGAGGACTCCGACGCATGAGCGATGACTTCGACCTGCCTCCGGAGGGGATGCAACCGTTCACGGTCAGCTTCCCTCCCGCCCCTCAGTGGATCCCGAACCAGCAGCTTCTCTCGCTCATGGGAGAAGGGCTTCTGGCGATCGCCGGGCAGTCTCTCGATTACTTCCAACGAGGAGACGAATACGCGCGTCGCCAGGTAGTGCACTCAGAAGCGGCACCATGGTGGATCGGCGGAGGTAAGCAGCTGATCGTCGCGATGCCAACGCTGCTTCCTGGGCGAGCTGGCCAGCAGCAGTTCCAGGATGTGAGTGGAGAGTTCGGAAAGGTCGCTCTGCGGGTCACTACCTTCGTCGTTGACGTTGTGCACCCGTGGCCAACGATCCGAGGTGGTGAGACAGGCAAGTACGCCGATCCGGACGAGGTCATCGCAGCCCGTCACGGGCTCTGGCGCGACCATTTCATAGTGCGTTCGGCTCTCCTCGCGTACTCGCTCGGCGGTGTAACGCTGGACCCGCCGATCCAGAGCCCTGGCTACGGGCGAGCACTGGTCGGAGAGAGCCGCTCGAAGGGCCCCGCCGGAGGTCTAGCCAGTATCGCTACCATGGTCGACCTCGGCTGGTAAACCCGCGCGGGTGACTCGCCGCCGCAAGCTACTTATTGGAGCCCTCGCCGTAGTCTTGGCCGGTGCTGGTGTCGGGATCGGCTTAGCCGTCAGCTCGCCGGCACCGAAGCCGAAAGTGACCATCAAGGCACCGACCACTTTCACCCCACCTAAGACGATCGACACCACCTGCAAGGTCGATGACACGGCCAGTCTCGGAGCATGGTTGATGAGCGTCCGGGATGGAACGCCGGGCCACGACTCCATCGCCAAACTCAAGAAGGGTGCCTGCTACCTGGTCAACGGCTCCTGGTGGTGGCGAGGAGCCAGGAATATCGACCTGGACGGCAACGGAGCGACGATTCGAGAGACCTCGACGACCGTCCCCGACACGGTGGTTGGTGGCCGTGACAACCCGTCTGTCGCTCCGTACTGCGGCTCGACGGCATATATGAACGATCTCTATTCGGGCATCACGTCTCAGGTCGAGCTACTCACGCTCGATGGCGGGTGTGACCTCACCATCAAAGACCTCACAATCACCGGCTCGCACTCGTCTAAGTCAGGCGATACCCCGGCGCTTCAGCCGGACTCCTTCATCTCGATCGACGGGGCTCAGCGCGTCCTCCTTTTGGACGACACCGAGCACGGTCCATGGGGCGACTTCGTAACCATCTCGGGGCTACACGAGGCTCCCGGCGGTGGTGGTGGGATGCCGAGCACGGACGTCACGATCGAGCACTCGAGGTTCTCCTACGCCGGCCGGATGGGGATCTCCGAGACGAACGGTGCCCACCGCGTGCTCATCAGCCAGGACACCTTCCAAGGTGCCGGACTGACCATGTTCGATGACGAGACCGACGTCACTTATGCGGCGGCAATCGACACGGATATCGACATCACCCACGACAAGATCATCGGTCAGAACTACGGCTACCTGTTCGCTGCGTATACCGGTACCGAGCTCCAGCGGGTGGCCATCACGGACCTCCAGCTCGTCACTGGTGCCCAGATCCGGATCTTCGTGGCACCTCACAACTTCGGCGGTTCGGCGAACGCCAACGTCCTGATCTCGGGCAACACATCGACGGCCTCGAGCACGTGGCCTAACCGGTCACCTGTGAACGTCCTAAATACGGTGGACGTGCTGGTGATGGGCAACACCGATCCGTTGCCCTCGATCGGTGGCACGGGTTATCCCTTCGCGACGCTGGGGAAGTCCTCGTCACTCGCTTGCGGGAACAAGACACCTACGGGTGTCGCCTTCGATGCAGCGTGTCCGAGCCAACTCCCGGCCATCGTCCCGCCGGCGGTACCGGCCCTGCCGAACTAACCGGGATCCCCGGTTCTCGGACCTCAGTCCCGGGTTAGGAGCATCTCTTCGACCGGGACCAGGCGGTCCAGATACTCGGCGACGGCCCGACAGATCAGCCAATTCATCGAGACCCCGCGGTCCTCGGCGGCGATCCTGAGCGCCTCGTGGACGTCCTTCGGCAAGCGGGCACAGGTGGCGATGCGGGCATGACGATCACCAGATCGGCCCAGGCGCCGGACCTCGGTCTCGCCTAGGTCGTCCTGGGAGCCCATCGGCCTCTCGGCGGACCCTTCGGACCGCCGTCCTTCCTAGACCCCGCGAGCTGGCGGACCCTCATGGGCGAGCACCCCAGAGCCTCGCCGATCTTCTCTCGGGTCCAGCCGGTCGCCTCCAGGGTGGTCACTGCCACGTACCGGGCCTCATCGAAGGCGATCTTCGAGTTCTCGACGCACAGACGGGCACTCTCAAGGCTGGCGAGCACCCCATCGACATCCTCTGGGGATTCTGTGGACGCCGTGGGCTGAGTGGCTGTGGGCATGATCCGAGAGCATAGCGGCTAAAACTCGGTTATAGTGTGACCAGTGAAAGCTCCAACCCAAATGAAAGGAACCGACCAAGTGGATAGGAACGGCGAAACCTACGACTCCGCTGACGACGCCCCCGACTTCGAGATGTGCCAACTATGCGGCGATGACATCAAGTCCGATCCCGATGGTGCGCTCGATGAGATCCCGGCTCTATACCGAGGCCAGTGGTTACACGGTGCGTGCGCCCGCGAGCGGTTCGGCCTCTGGGTGGTACCTGATGCTGACGCCGTCCTCAAGCCCGGTTACCGCGTGAGCATGCGGTTCTGGGATGGCGTGGCTCAGGTCATCGAAGGAACGGTCGACGCCCTCTGCGACTACGACGGAGACCTGGCCTTCGGCATAGTCGAGAACCAAAACAAGGTGTACCTGGCCGAGAGTGTCACCGAGATCAACGGCAAGCCGATCTCATGGGTTCGCGAGTGCTCCTCGTGCCTGCGGCCGTTCGGCACGCGCACCCTTTGTGAGCGATGCGGTGCGTACGTCTATCACGTTGTCCCGATGGAGCCTGTAGATAGCCTTATCCCGACGACAGACGAGTGACATGCCCAAGCCAACCGATGAGCAAGTAGCGGCGGTCGAGGCGTTCGGAACCGGGATGGGTCTCGCGATCGAAGCGGGAGCCGGAACGGGCAAGACATCGACACTCATCATGTGCGCCGAGTCGGCACCGAGAGGGCATGGCCAGTACGTCGCGTTCAACCGGGCGATCGTCGATGACTTCGGACGTCGCTGCCCCGACAACGTCCGCGCCTCGACGGCCCACTCTCTCGCCATGAGGGCGATCGGGCAGCGGTATCGCCACCGCCTCGGTGCGTCTCGGGTCCGTTCCGACGAGATCGCCCGACAGATGGGCATCACGCAATTCGTGATCCGCTATGGGTCTGAGTCCAAGGTGCTCCAGCGGGGCTATCTGGCCTCGCTTGTCATGCGTGGGGTCCGGAACTTCTGCCAGTCCACCGACAAGGTCCCAGGCGTCCACCACGTGCCATACATCGACGGGATCGACCTGCCCAACGAGACCACCCACGAGCGGTCGTTCGACAACAACAACGCGGTGCGCGCTCACATCGCCCCGTTCCTCGGTGCCGCTTGGGCGGACATCTGCGACCCGGGCGGCCGGCTCAAGTTCGAGCACGATCACTACCTCAAGATGTTCGAGCTGAACGACCCGAAGATGGCGGCAGACTTCGTCCTCTTCGATGAGGCCCAGGACGCCGCGCCGGTCATGCTGTCGATCGTCGAGCAGCAGGTGGCCAGGGGAACCCAGCTTGTATTCGTGGGTGACTCCCAGCAGCAGATTTATGAGTGGCGTGGGGCGGTCAACGCCTTGGAGCGGGTGCCGGCCGATCTCAGGTCTTACCTGACCAAGTCCTTCCGCTTCGGCGATGAGATCGCCACCGTGGCCAACACGCTCCTGCGTCGCCTCGATTCCCCGTTCATGCTCTCGGGCAACCCTGAGGTGTCCTCGCGGCTGGTGGAAAGGATGCCGAACCCATCGGCGATTCTTACCAGGACCAACGCCGGGGCCGTCACGACGGTGCTCAGGCTGCAGGCGGCTGGCCGAGGTGTCTATCTGGTGGGCGGTGGTGCCGAGGTCGCATCGTTTGCCAGGGCGGCGACCGACCTCATGGAACGAGGCTGGACCGCTCACCCAGAATTGGCATGTTTCCGTTCTTGGGATGAAGTGATCGAGTACTCCAGGATCGACCCACAAGGTGACGAATTGCGCCTCATGGTGTCGCTGGTCGAGGAGTTCGGGTGCGAGGTCATCCTTGATGCCCTCGGGCGCATGGACAGGCGCACCTCGGCCGACGTGGTCGTCTCGACGGCACACAAAGCCAAGGGCCTGGAGTTCCCGAAGGTACGGCTGGCGGATGACTTCGCCGAGGACCTGATGCCATCCATAGGGCCTGACGGTCGTCCTAAGGACTTGAGCAGCGAGCTACGGCTCCTGTACGTCGCGGTGACCCGGGCGAAGTTGGAGTTGGACGTCTCGAATTGCGGGGCTCTCCGCGAGCTTCTCGGAATGGGCAAGCCCGAAGAAGAGGTGGCGCTATGAACCTTCCGGAGACGAAGCCCGACCTCGAAAGCAAGTCGCCACTCGGCGGCTACGGCAACCACCTGTGCGTCGGGTGCGGCTGTCCTCGCCAAGACGAGGATGGTTGCAACCGGGTCGCCGAGAACTGTTCGGACGGCGGGTGTAGGTGCCACCAGTGAGCACGCTGACCGTCGAAGGCTTCTGGCGATCGGTGCATGGCAAGCGGGTGGTCTGGCGGACCGCCCGCAAGAAGGAGCACCGGTGCGGTGAGTGCCGGGGGACCATCGCTATCGGGAATCGTTACCTCGATACGGGCGCTCCGGCTTTCGGCGGCGTCTGGCAAACGGTCAAGTGCTGCGGGGATTGTGCCGCCAAGCCCACCAATCCTCGGGTCTTCTATTGCCAGAATTGCGGTGGTCAGCTCGTCATTCGGGAGCGAGGAGTCTGGCACCGAGGCACGGATTGTGTGTCGTGCCGGCCGCTCAAGACGGCAGACGGGTTCATCGAGCCGGAGGATGTCTTCCTCGGTCCGACCGCCGAACTCAGGGCCCGGGCATCGTGAGACCCATGCAGTACGCCGAGGTCACCGAGGCGGTGCAAGAAATCGACCCCGCTCTATCGGCGGCTGTCCATTCCGGCCTGGATCCGATGACAGGCATCCGCCGCCGTTGGCTGGTCGTCCTCGGCTCTCCGTTCTCGGAGTGTCGAGGGTGCGGTGGGGACGTGCCAGCACCCGATCCAACCGTGATTGTGCGCCTCAATGACCGTGCTCACCCCGTCATAGCGAGGTTCACACATCCCTGTGGGGCGAGAGTCGACGTGGCCTGGGAAGTGAGCCAACTGAACGATTACGCCTTTACCGCTGATCGGGCACGTGAGCTGGCCCATGCGGCGGCTGTAAGTCTTGAGGATCTGAGGCGGCTGGAGCGCCAATGAGTCCTTTCGGGTGCTTCGAGGATGGGTGGCTGGGCTATTGGGAAAGAGGAGGATGGCCGTTCGACTGGTCGCGGTTCTGGGACCTCAAGATGGCGCCTCCCTCCGGATGGCGTCTTGTGCCTGACCCTTTCTCTCACCGGGCACTGAGATCGCTCCCATGATGCTCCACCTGGTCAACGATGCCGACCTCCGATCAGGTCGCCCGGTCGTGACTGAGTGCGGCATCTTCGTCTGGGAGCACCAGGTGAGCGAATCCGTAACTGACCGGACCTGCCGGGTCTGCCTCGACAGGAGGTTCTGGAAACTGGCGGCGAGCGCCTGAGGGGACTCGATTGGCATCCGCTAAAACAGAGTTATAGACTGTGGGCACCAACCCAAACGGAGGAACCAAATGCCACAGAATTGGAAGCACAACCAGACGCTCGAAGTGCTCGATGGGTGCGGGTACGAGGTGACCGCTACGGGGGCTGTGAGGGAACCCGTGGGAGGCGTCGCCTCGTGGCTCATCGAAGAGGCGGCTGCGGACCTGCTCATCGGCAGGCGGTAACCGCTAGCTGATGTATCTGCACCGCCGTCGAGGCCCCGGGTCGGGTTCCCCCCACCCCGGGGCCTCGGTTATTTGAGGGCCGCATTCGATAGCGTGCGAGCCGGACGTTCACGCCGTCCTCGGAGGGAGAGCCAGGGTTCGTCCGACCCTGGCTCCCTTCGCGTCTCGGTACTAGGTTGCCGACGATGGCAGCGGACAACGGACACGATCCTGACGGGACACAAAGAACCACCCTCGAACCCTTCATGAACGTCATGCTTGGGCTACCCATGGCGTTCGGCGTGGAACGGGTCATGGGTCAAGACGACCAGGGGAAGGCCGTGCCGGCCGTAGCGCTCAGGATCGAGCACTCGACAGGTAGCCAGATCTTCCCCTTCCCTTTGGAGATGGCCACAGCGATGGCCCACCAGCTACTCCGTGAAGCGACTGGGCTCCATGTGGCTGGAGGATGACCACCAACCACCGAGCTGAGCGATGACCGACTTCCCGCGCTATCGTGCGCCGCGGTGGACGCAGACGACGAGGTTCCCGCAGTCGACGCTCTGGCGCCGACGTCGATCGAGCTACACGTCCACTTCCACTGGCCTGAGCAACCGCTTCAGGTCCAGGTCGTACCGAATCCCCGGAGAGCATCGTGGCTCGCCATGACCGTCACTAAGGAGCCCAAAATGGGAACAAGTTTTACCGTCGACACCACCGATGGCGCAGCCGTTTTCCAATTCACCGATGACCACCTGGACGACACCGCCGGGCCGAACGACTCGGTTACAGGTTTCCCGATCGCACCCTCCGCGACCTCGGACAATCCGGCGGCTCTGACCGTAGGCGATGCCGTAGCTGGAGCCACGCCTGGCCTGTGGTCGGCGCCTCTCACGATGGTTGCCGAGGGCACAGCGAACCTCGCTCCGGTTCCTCTCATCAACTCGGACGGCTCTGCGGTTGATGACCCTTCCGGTCAGCCTTTCGGCGAGTCCGGTTCGGTAGAGGTCACGGTCAGCGCGGGGGAAGCCGCCGAGCTGACGATGAGCGTCACCGGGTAAGAGTCCTCACTCTTACCTAACGGCGCAGCCTCCCGTCTCTTCCATTGGCTGGAGTCCGTGGCCCCGAGCTGATGAAGGACCGATGCCCAGCATGGTGATCCGGTCCCAGGCTCGGAGTCGCTGCGCGTGTGGGGTCACAACCAACCGGCGGCTCGAGCCTTGGCCACCCAACCGGCCGCTGTGCCCCGTGAGACGTTCCAGGTCGCCTGTACGGCCTGTACAGGCGGGCTCTTGCTGGCCCTCGCCCTGAGGTAAATACCAGCGACTCGCTCGTAGTGGGCATCGTCGTAGACCTTTGGCCGTCCTGGCCGAGCTGGCCGCCAGTTCACGGCGAGGTCCCGATCTCGGAGCGCAGCGAATAGCTGGTCGAGCAACTCCCGGAACCTCAGCCGGCGCAGATCCGCCAGATGCAACGGCCGAGGTGGCCAGAGCTGGAGCTCATCGTTGTCAGGTGCTTCCGGACCGAGCGAGCGTCTGGCCCGTCCGGGTGCCTCGGTCCAGGTTTCGAGCCCGACGAGCACAGTTGCGCCAGCTCTGCGGTGCAGGTGCAATCCCACCCAGAGCGGTCCTGTTTCTAGGTCTGGGTATCGCGTCCAGTAGGTCAGACGGTCCTCTTCCATGGGTGCCGTTTCTAATCGCCCTGAAACTCTGGCGCATTACCTAGTCGCCATAGGGCTATCTAATGGGTCATGAATCGTGAACCATTCATGAATGGCCGGGCGACTCGAAGCGGGAAAGAGGCGAGTCTTCGCCAATTGCGGCGTAGGTCGGCTGACCGCCGGTCGCTGGGCCGACGTCGACGAGAACGACGCGCGCCTTGAAGGATGGCTTGCAGCTGGCCTCATCTCAGAGACCGGCAACCGAGGCGAGGCGCCTCCTGAGGTGCTCACCCAGATGTGCTGTGGCAACAAGTGACGGGCGCTCGTTATGTCTCGTACGGTCAGCCAGTTCTGAACTCCGCCGTATCCCAGAGCCCGCAATGGCGCCAGTTCGCCGACCGGATCCTGGCGGTGGCAATCGCCGACTGCCCTGTTGGCAAAGAGGCGGGCGACGACGGCCAGCCACGAACCAGCAAGCACCTGCGCGACACCATGGAGCGCCGACTGATCTTCGGTGAGACACCCATGATCCTGATCGGATCGACGCTCACACGCGGCGGCGGATCGAGCTCGGACGTTTCCGCGCTCGGGCTACTGGTCGCTCCGTCCGGCGGACCGTACCCGATCGAGCCCAAAGATCCCGATGGCGTCCTGCGGTGGTTCAAGGACGGCGCTCCCGTTTTTCGCAAGTACGTCAAGTCACACCCACCCCCCAAAAAGAACGACTTCGTCACTAGAGCCATGCAGGCCGTGTGCCTCGAATCCGGCGGCGGAGTCTGACGAGAAAAGGAGCAACCCCCAAGTGCCAGTGAAGCAATTCGAAATCGCCCACAGGGCGAAGGAAGAACAGAGCGAGACGTTCAAGCTCGCTTACCAAGACGATGAAGGGACGTCGCTGTCCGAGCAGTTCGTTGTCTATCCCCATCGGGTGCCTCAATTCACGACGCTTCGCGTTACCGGGTCCGCCGTGTCTCAAGACACCGACTCGTGGTTGGAGTTTTTCCGTAAAGCCATGGACAAGGAGGAGTACGCGCGGTTCGCGGAGTTCTGTCAACGCACTGGCCCCGGGTCTCCGATCATCGACGCAGCGGTCCTTGGAGACATCATTGCGTGGGTTACGGAGGTAGATACCGGCCGCCCTACCACGCCGTCCTCGCCCTCGCGGCGTGGGCGGACGAAAACTGGCCTCTGATAGATGCACGTTGCGTTCTTGCCAACGTCGACCCGACTGATCTGCCGCTCCGTCGGCTGCTCAATCTGGCCTACGCGCTCATTGTCGAGAACGTCGCGTTCGACCCGGACAGGCGAAGAGAGATCGACCTGTCCCTGGACTGGCCAGAGGAGAAAGCCCGCAAGTCCGCCGAGCAGGCGGCACGCGAGCAGGACGCTTCGGCACGTCGGACGGCGAAGGGACTGGGAGTCAGAAACGTCGACGCCTTTGTCGAGCGCGCCTGGGCGCAACGGCAACGAGACCTCGAGGAGTTCCAGAAGCGACAAGCCACGGCTCTTCCGGAAGCGACTACCTAAGTGATCGTCGGCGAGGCCTGGGTCGCCCTGCGGCCCCTCCTTACCGGGTTCGATGAGGAGACCCAGGCCAAGATCGACGCGGCGTTCGCCGCTCAGACTGCGACGCCGACGCTCGACACGACAGCAGACCAGGGTGCCTACGACAAGTTGGGCACAAGCGCCGACGACGCCGCCGCCAAGGTCGAAGGTGCTGGCGTCAAGATCGATGATTCCAACAAGAGCATCGCCGACCAACTCAAGCTGACGGAGTCGGTAGGGGCGGACTCGCTGGCCGGCCTGGCAGCGGCGTCCGAGACTTCGGCCGAGCGAATCACGGCCGCGTCCGATGCGATTCGTGGGGCCAGCGTCAAGACGGCCGAGACACAGAAGGTCGCCGCGGGCGAGGCCGCTGCAGCACAGAAGTCCGCTGCTTCAGACGCCGAGGCGAGCGGTGGGATCTTCGCATCGTTGGGGTCGAAAATCGTAGGCGGAACGGCGCTGGGCATTGCCGCCATCGGAGGGATCGCTGCCGATACGGCGGTGAAGTTCCAGACGGCCGTCGCTCAGTTGCAAGGAGTTGCTGGGATTACCCAGGCGCAGGCGAACGCTATCGGCAAGGCGCTGCTGAGCACGGCCGGGACCACGACCTTCGGCGCGTCTCAAATGGTTGCGGCGCTCGCGCCCGTGTCGGCTCAGCTCGCCACACTCCAAGGCCATGCACTGACTGCGAGCCAAGACCTCCTGTTTATGAAGTCAGCGGCGGATCTGGCAGAGGCATCGAACAGCGACCTCGGAGCCACCACTTCGGCTTTGGCGACAGTCATGCGCGCATTCTCGATCCAGGTCAAAGGAACGGCCGCCGCGAGCAACGTCCTGTTCAATACCTCGAGCGCGCTTGGAGTGCCTGTTACCAGCCTGACTACATCACTCGCTCGTCTTCACTCCACACTCGGCGATCTGTCGCCCAGTCTCGCCGGCACCTCGACCCTGATCATCGACGCGGCCAATAGCGCCGGGCTCCAAGGGACCCGAGGCATCAACGCTCTGGGCTCAGCGTTCCAGCACTTCTTGGGTGAGGTCGGTAACGCCGGCACCGCGACCGCCAAATCGCTTCAAACCGCTCAGGATTCCGTCACCAAGGCTGGCCTCTCGATCAAGTCAGCCCAAAACTCGGCGACCGAATCGATGAGTTCGGTTATTGCCGCTCAACAACGTCTCACTGCCGCAACGACCGAATACAACGACGCGGCCGATCCGACGATCGCTCAGCAGGAAGCGATTAAGTCGGCCGAACTTGCCGTGACCGCTGCCCAGCAACGCCACTCGGTCGCACTCCAGAATGTCGCTGCGGCTCAGACGAAGGCGGGGCAGGCGGCGACGAGCCTGAAGAACATCCAAGACGGGTCGGCTGTCGGCAACAGCAAGGTCAACGCCACCCTGAAGCAGCTCGGCATCTCGACGATCGACGTCGGCGGCAAGTTCGAGGGCATGCGGAAGCTGATCGCTCAGTTGCAACCAGCTCTGGCGAAACTCACGCCAGCGGCTCGGGATCTCGCCGATCAGAACCTCTTCGGCGCGACCTCGGCACAGAAGGTCGGGCAGATCATCGAGGCCGGAGTGCCGGCCTACGACAAGGCCGCCGCAGCTGTCACTCGTTCAGGTGCCGCAAGCAAAGCGGCCCAGGACAAACTGAACACGTTTTCCGGCACATGGAAGTCACTCAAGGCCTCGGTCGAAGACGCTCTGATCCCGCTCGGCCAGGTCGTGCTCAAGGCGCTGACAGAACTTCTGAAGCCGCTCACGCCGGTCATCGCCATCTTGGGAAAGGAACTGTCGGCCGCTTTCACGGCGCTCGGTCCGGTGTTCAACACGCTCGGCCCGGTCATCGGGAACCTGGTCAAGATCCTCGGGGTCGGCCTGGTCGATGCCATCAAGCTTCTCGCTCCCGTGTTCGACACGGTGATAAAGGCGGTGGGGCTCCTGCTCCCACCGTTGATCCAATTGCTTGTGCCGATCGGGGGCCTTGTCGACAGCATCGTTAAGGACCTGGCGCCGGCACTGGCGGATCTCTTGCCACCCATCGAAGCGATCGTCGATGACCTCGTAAAGGCGCTGGGTCCAGCCTTCGCCGAGATCGTCAAGGGACTCGAGCCTTTGCTTTCTGCGATCGCATTCCTCAATGAGACTTTGATCCAAGCCCTCATGCCGGCGTTCAAGGCGCTGATGCCGCCTATCGATCAGATCATCACGATTCTGGGTCAGCTCGTCAGCCAGCTTGGACAGACTCTTGCTCCGGTTATCCGAGCCCTAGCCCCGGTCATCGGAACCCTGGTGTCGGCGCTGTCCTCGATTCTGGGCCCGGCTCTCACCGTCGTTGCTGGACTCTTCAAGGTGCTCGCGCCGATAATCGAACAGATCGTCAAGGCCCTTGCTGGCCCGCTCCAGTCGATCCTCGCGGTTATTGCACCGGTGATCGGCTCGCTCGGTAAGGCCATCGGCCAGGTGCTCTCGGCACTTACTCCGTTGCTCGCACCACTCGGTCAGTTATTGAAGGCCCTTACTCCGCTGCTCGCACCACTGTTGACCCTGGTGGTCGATCTGATTTCTCCGCTGCTCAAACTCCTGACGCCGCTGTCCGGAGTCATCGCTGACGTCGCGAAGGTGCTGGGCGGCGCTCTAGCCGGTGCGGTCAAGATCATCACCGCGATCCTTCAGCCCTTCATCAAGCTGATCACCGGTCTTGTGGGCGGCATACAGAGCATCGCTAAGTGGGCCGACTCGACGAAGGACCCCCTCTACAAACTTGGAGCATCTCTGGCCGGAACGAACGATGTCTTCGTCAAGCACCAGGACCTCGTTTCGAAGGCCATCCCGAACCTCGGAGCTCTCGCCAACCAGCTGCACATCACCGGAGCGGAGTTGTCGGACTTTGCCAAGAAGGGAAACCTCGTCACATTCACGAACCTGATCTCGACTGGCCAGACAGCACAAGCCGACAAGTTCGTCGCCGAGTTCAATGCTCGGTGGAAGAAGGCGGCAGGCCTCGCCACCAACGCCGGCCAGGAGGTGACCGCTGGCGTGGTCGCCGGAATCATCAACAGCAATCCAAACCTTCTAGCGGCGGCGGGCAAGATGACGGCTGCGACGATCGACAAGATTTCGGCTGACTTCGGTGTCGCTTCGCCAGCAAAGACGATGGTGCCTATCGGAGAAGCCATTCCCGAAGGGATCGCGGTGGGATTCACCTCTCGCTTCAGCGTCATGGTCGAAGCCATCCGTCAGTTCGTGGCCAAGATAACGGCGGAGTTCGCTCGCCTGAATCCGACTTTGAACATTGGACTTCAGGCTCACGCTGAAGGCTCCTCAACGGCGGTGGTCAGAACCCAGACACGCGAATTGTACGAACGGCTTACGGCGACGCTGGCTCAGCTTGTTGCAGAGACACCGGGCCTTGTGCAATCCATGACCCGTCTCCAGGCTTCGGTGCCTTCTCTCGCGCTTCGTCTCAACGAGTCGATTGCGACGCTGCGGAACTCGGCGCGCGTGGAGCAGGATCTCATCCCAGCAATTGAGGTTCTCACTCTGGCGATCAGAGACGACGTCACCATCACCAGAGAGAAACTGGCGCTCATGGCTCGGTCGTTCGCCGAGCACCGCGTCGAGGCCGCGCCTATCGCTCCAGCAGTGACGCTCTCGCTATTGCAGCGCCAGGTGGACTCGCTTCTCCGCCAGACCCAGGTGCTCGAGCAGGTCAACTTCACCGATGATCGGATGCTCACGCTGGCATTGTCCGGATCCGAACTCCAGATCCGAGGCCTGGAGCTATCCACGACACAGAAGGACAGCCTCTCTCGTCTGGTGATCTTGGAGACCGCCGAGGTGCAGCAAGGCGTCGAGAAGATCCGCCTTATCACCGAGATCGAAGCCTCGACGTCCGCGCTCGCGGCTTCGGCCAACCAGGCGCTCGCTGACTGCACAGCTCACTTCAGCCAAGGCCACGAGCTCGCCGAGCGCGAGTTCTCTCTGCACCAGCAGGAGCTAACGCAACTTCGAGCCATGGCTCTTCTCATGCGTCAGCAACTCGAAGAGATGCAGAAGACGCAGAAACTCACCCTGATGCCAGGAGCGGGGCTTCCGAGGTCCGCCAGTGACGGGGCATCTCGAGCGGCTGGCCGCACCGTAGGAGCGAAGCTCGCCCGATGAATGACTTCGGATTTACCGAATACAACATCAACGGAGTGATCCCGGTTAACACCGGGACTGCCGACGCCGAGGGCACCTACTGGACACTTCAAGACGACGTCGGAGGCTGGGATTCTCCGGACATGCGTGTGTCGATGCTCACGAAGATCGGCAACACTCCACGAGCTCAAGGAGAGATCCCCTCCGACTTGCACTATCGCGGACGCTCGATCGTAATGACGATCTACGGGCACGCCACCACTGAGGTCAATCGCCAGGCCTCTAAGTACTTGCTCGCCGGCGCACTCGACCTGACCGGCGCGACTGGCACCTTCTACGTCTATGAGGAGGTGCCGAAGCAGATAACGATCGTGCGGTCTGGCAACTCGAATCAAGGAAAGCTGACCTACACCGATCTGGGGTACACCACACTCGCGGCTCAGAGCCAGGAAGGAGACCTGGATCCGTTAGTCGGGATACCGCCGGGGTCGACCGTCTATCTGTTCAAGGCGGAATTGGAGTTCTACGCCGAGGACCCGTTCAAGTACACCCAGGAAGCCTCCACCGCTGACCTTTCTGACGGGACGCTCAACATCGCGAACAGCGGCAATACGCCCAGCTCGAACATGGTGGTGACGCTCACCGATACAGGGGGCGGCGATGGGCCGATCAGCCTCACTCTCGGCAGCCTGGTCATGCAGATTAGGAAGCCCACAGTGCCGGCCGGCGCACCAACGCTGGGAAACATCCCGTCGACACTCGTCATCGACTTCTACAACGAAACGATCGAAGACGCTGACGGGAACAACTACTACTACCTGCGCAATTTGGAGACGCCAATGCTGGTGGCTCCTGTCGGCACAACCGAACTGGCTGTTTCTCCGGACACGATCGGCGGTTCGATCTCGTACTACCCCGCTTGGGTATGACCGACGCGGCCTTCTTCTCACGTGCGGTATCGCGCGCATGGTTTGCCCCAACGCCGCCGCCGCCGCCGCCGACCGACGCAGCGTTCTTTTCACGCGCCGTCTCTCGTGCATGGTTCAGCGCTTACGCGGAGCCACCAATGCCGAACCCTGTTCCGGGGCCCGGCGGCTTGCACGATTACGAGGTCATCGTCTGTGACAAGTACGGCATCGCTACCGGCAAACTCACTACGGCCGTTCCGACTCAGGTCGAGTGGGACCTAGACGACCTCGGCCAAGCGCTCATCGACTTCTCGATCACCGATCCGCACGCTTCGCTCTTGCCGATCGAGTCAATCCCGGGCGTTGCTGAGATTCAGATATGGCGAGACCAGGTGCTCATCTGGTGGGGCTGGCCGGTGAGCGCGACCTTCGACAAGGACCAGGTGCACCTCACGTGCCAGGGCTTCCTATGGGTTCTCCAACAGTTGCTTTTCGGACCGGTCACCACCAACTACCTCCTGAACCCGAGCTTCGAGCTGGGCCCGCTCGTGAACTGGTCAGCGACGTCGGACATCTTCATCGAGGAGGAAACGCGCGTTGTCCTGGTCGGCAAGAAGGCCGCGCGGCTCGCGCAGGGGACGCTCGAGGCCAACGTCTACCTCCACCAGGAGGTTACGTTCACCTCGGGCGGAGACGGCGATGAGATCGACTTCGCCGCCTGGGTGTGGATCGACCCCGCCGTGGCTTGGCACGGTCAGGCATGGCAACAGCGAGGGCTCTATCTCCAGGCAACCGATTCGGACGACAACCTCGTCGCGGTCTCTTTCCAGGAGATCACGAATACAACGCCGAAGGGCATCTGGACCCGGCTGGAAACCACGATCGAGGTCCCACCGTTCACGACCTGGACACTCGACTTCCGTCTCTACTGCCCGGCAACGAGCGTCGTCTGGGACGCATGCACGGCAGCGGTTCCCGAGTCGGTGTCATCGGCTTCGGACGGTTCTGACGTCTTCGACATCGTCAGTCTCATCATCCATTACGCCCAAGACCCGAACCGTGGCAAGTCCCCGATGGCTTGGGGCCCGACCACCGGCGGTCTGACGGGAACTGTCCTGCAGCGGGCCTACCAGTTTTCCGACAACCAGGGGATCCTCGACGCGCTCCAGGAGTTCCCATCGATCGGCGTGGCCGACTACGAGTTCCAATGGGATGCCACCGGCCACCAGCGATGGCTGCATCTGTACTCGAACCCCGGCAAGGGCTCTACGAAATATAACTATCCGGTCGAGATCGACCTTGGCGATGTGACCGACCTAGAAGGTGGCGTCGACGGTTCCCAGGTTGCCACCGCTCAGCGTGTCCTCGGTCAAGGCCAGACCGGTCCTGCAGCGGAGATCGGTTACGCAGCGTTCCCGAGCTCCCTCGGCGGTCGAGTCGTATTCGATGGGGTCTTCACCCAAGGCTCGACTACGGCCACGTCAGCCACGGCCGACTTCACCGACGATGACATTGGCCAGGGGATCTACAGCCGACACGGTGCACTCAGCATCGGCACGACTATCGAAAGCGTGAGTTCGTCCACAACCGTCGTGATGACGAAGCCGGCGCAGTTGAGCCTTTCCGGCGAGACCCTCGGGGTCGGCGGAATCATCCTGGACAAATCACAATCGGCCTACCCCGATCAGCCACTCTCGACGTTGACCGGTACGGCCGAGGCCTACCTGACAAAGACGCTTCGAGCTCAGGCGTTGCCCACCGCTCGCCAGCGCGCGGACGGGCCTCGGGGCCTCATGGGCCGGGTGGCGACTGGTGATGTGATCCCCGCGAGGTTCTCCTACGGCTGGCTGACCTACGGCCCCGAGTTGATGAGGATCGCCCAGATAACCCTCTACCCCCCGACCGAGGAGTTAGCACTCGGTCTCATGACCATCAACGCATCATGACTACGACCGGACCGATCCCCTACCCGACTGGACCGACGTCGAAGGCACCGGTCGATTGGTCCACGCTCATTCGAAAGCTGGACGACATTGATCGCGCCATCTATGCCCTCCAGGCGAACCGAGCCCAGGCCAACCTCCTGCTTCACCAGCTCGCGGACTCGAACCAAATGTCGCAGGCCCAAGACGGTCACGCCGCCAGCATGGATGTTGCAAGCGGGGGGTTCTGGCCTCGCCCGACGTTCGCCGAGGCCACGTTCCACCTTCAGGGCGCACTTAGCCTCGCCAGCTCTCCTCCATGGCATTCGCGATTCCCATGCGCCCCGGTCGCCGTGGCGGCTGATCTCGGAGCCTTTGACACTGGGCCGGTCGAGTTCAACTTGCTTTACAACGGCACGGTGCTGCAATCATTCAGCTTCGATGCAGCGAGCTCGGGGCGGATGCTGGTGACGACGGTGCAGCAACTCGTGCCCTACACGGATCTACTCACGATCGTTACCACCGACATTGGGGAGAGCAATTCGGACCTCGTGATCCATGTTGAGTTGGGCGTAACCGTAGGACTGGCGACGGCCTAATGGCCGACACGATCATGACGAGCCCCGACGGGGTGACCTGGACGCTCCAAGACAACCCCACTTGGGACAGCGGCGGCTTCGGCGCGTCAGTGTCAGCCAACGAGGATCGAATCGTGGCTCTCAGCGTCGGAGCTACGAACCCGCTTGTGACGAGCACAGATGGGGTTACGTGGGATGCCGTTACGAGTTCGCTGGTCGGCGGCTTCCCAGGGTTCAACTCCTCATCGGGATCAGTGCGGTGGCTACCCGAATTAGGTCTGTGGGTCGTCGGTTCGATCGCGCCAGGCGATACAACCGACACGCAGCAATCCGATGACGGTCTTAGCTGGACCGATCTCGGGCAATACGCCGGGTCTATACCTGACAACGGGCCACCGATTAACGGCTTCGCCGACAGCAGCATTGCCGATGGGGTGTTTTCGGCTCCGATCAATACATCCGTCCTGACGAATCTCGGTACAGGGGATCCGATTGGTTGGGCATCTGACCCAGAACCCGCCTGGGCTACGGGGGGAGCGTCAGGGATCATCGAGTATTACGGGTATGCCTCAGACGGGGAGAACGTGGTGGTTATCGCCTCGTGGGAAACGTCCGACGGTGTCCTGCTCCCCGAGCACCTCATTGCGACCCAATGGAGTTCCGGCTCATGGCAAACGCCCCAGGACATGCTCGCCGGTGTTGATGAAGGCGACGGAGGGCCGGTCGCCGGAGCCATCGCCTATGGCGACGACATGTTTATGTGCTTGGGCTACCAGCCGCTTAGCGGGCCGTCGAACACCATGTATGTCTTCTCGAGCGCCGACGGCTCGGACTTTGCTCCTACCGGAGCGGACTCGATTCCCTACGGCATTTGGGGCCTGTGCTTCGGGAACACGGACACCTGGGTCGCCAGTGTTTTCTCCACAGATGGAGCTGCCGCCAGCATCATTACGAGTACAGACGGCTTCAATAGTTGGACCCTCCAGACAACTCCGCTCGATGGCTTCATCATTCAGGACATCTGCTGGTCCGAGGCCCTCGGTCTCTTCATCGCAGTGGGCTTAAAGCCGGCACCGGCGTCGGGGAACTGGGCAGTCGGCACGACGGCCTGACCGTCCCCGTACCACTCCTTGAGGGTAACTATCATCCGCGCCGTGGATCACGACTCCGAAGACGAGGCACCGGAGGCAATGACCGGGAGCGCCGTGCTCGCCGATGGGATCGATTCGGCAGAGGTGTTCGCGACCGAAGACGAGGACGAGGACGATCCGGGACCAGTGACGGAACCGGTGGAACCGGTCGCCGAAAAGCAAGAGATCCGCGAGGGCTATCCGATAGCGATCGCACTCGATGCCACGGGATTCGGAATGGCCACGGTCGGCGTCTTCCCTGACTCAATCGAAACGATTGAGTTTTCCGACGGGGACGATCTCCTGAGGTATTGCACCTTGCAAGAGCACCCGACTTCTGCTGGCGTAAGCGTCATTGAAATAAGCGGTTCGCACATCAAGTCCAGGCCCGTATCGGGCATCGTCATCGTCAAGTAGGGAGGATCCCCGTTGTCAGACCAGTCCGGTGAGAAGAAGGCAGGCGTTCCTGCACCCAAGGTCCCGATCCCCCCTCGGCCTGGCGAGACTCCACCTCCGAACCCAGCACCCAAGCTCGATGACTCGGATCCCGAAGAGGTAGCTGAGCCAGAACCCGAGACGTCCGAAGCCGAACATGCCGAGCCCTATCCATTCGCCGGGGTGATTCAGGACAACGTGACGACTCCCGGCGTGCAGCGGACGCATACGCCCGCTGGAGTGTCCGAGCATGGCGAACCCGTCACGGATGACGACGGCGATGACGACGATGTCGTGGACGCCGAGATCGTTGACGGAGACGGGGATTCGTCAGGCGAATAGCAGAGGACCGTCGTGGTCCTGGCGACTGGGTTCTTTCCTATCTGGATCTGGCCGGCTGGCGGATCTGGAGGTATCTGGGGTGATCTCCTCGCCTCGGCCGAGTACACCCTCGTTGGGATGTGTGTGGCCACGGCCGTCTGGCCGTTGCTCCGCAACAAGGTAAAGGGCTGGGTGCATCGCCACTTTCTCGGTGAGCTGCATGAAAAACTCGACCATCTAATCAGGCACTCGCCAGAGGTACCGCCCTACGAGAGGAAGCCGTGATTCTCCGCCAGTTGACGACGATCATGGTCTTGAGGGACTGGACCGGGTCCGACGGCTCGACGCCCAATGGCGATGTCGAATTCACTCTCACAGCGGCGATGACCAACGAGGACACCGGCGAGTCTGTTCCCCAGACCAAGGTCCCGGCCGAGCTCGTCAATGGCGCCATTGCTCAGTCGCTTGTTGCCAACGACCAGACGGTGCCAGCGACTTTGTACGAGGTCGTCGAGAACATCTCCGGCGCCACCGTACGGAGCTACTACATCTCGGTCCCGTCCGAACCACCCGGTTCGAGGCAACTTAGTGACGCCGTCACGACTCAGGGCGACCTAACGCTCGAGTCGGACTCGGGCGACTTCACCGATGATGACATTGGCTCGTACCTCTTTGCTCCCGGCATATTCGCAACAGGCACGCAGATACTCACGGTGGTCGATTCCGAGAACGTGACGGTATCGACTGGAGCACTCACTACTGGCACAGGTGGTTCGGTACTTGTCGGAGCCCAGGTCCAGCTCGCCAGCCTCGACACCACGGTTTGAAGTCCGCCGTCTTTCGGGCGTCGATAGATAGCATCCGCCGATGGCCGCTCGTAACGAACTCGTCACCGTAGAAGGCAAGCGACTCGGACGCCAGGAGTCGCTCTTCGATGCCGAGAGGTTGACCGTTGCTCGGTACATGACCCTGTCTGGGCTTCCTGAAAACCCACCGCTGTGGGATCAGACGACCCTCATAACGAATCTGGGCATGATGCTGAACGATCAGCTCGGCGACTGCACGTGTGCCGAGGTCGGCCACCAGATCCAGTTGTGGACGGCGATCGCCTTGGGCGTCGTCCTCACCCTTCCTGACGCGATCATCGAGAAGCTCTACGAGGTAGTCGGCGGCTATGTCCCCGGCAACCCCTCAACCGACCAGGGAGCGGTCATCTCGAACGTTCTTGGCTACCTGAAGTCGACCGGGATCGTGGATCAGAACGGCAAGGTCCACAAGCTCGGGGCGTTCGCGTCGGTGCCACTCGACAACAACTCGCTCGCTCAACAGATGATGTGGCTCTGCGGTGGTCTCGATCTAGCGTGGGCGCTCCCGGTCGCGGCTCAGTCCATGGGGACTACCTGGGATGTCCCTGCGGGCCAGCCGTTGACCGGGGACTGGGAGCCTGGCTCATGGGGTGGCCACTCCACTCTGGCCGCCGCTTATGCCGCCTCGGAGAACTGGAAGACGCCGAGTTGGGGTGGTTGGTACATCGTCACGCCGGCGTTCCGGACCGCCTACCTCGAGGAGATTTGGGCTCCCGTCTCAAGCGACTGGATCGCCGCCAACGGTACTGACCCGGACGGCGGGTTCAACGAGACGCAGCTCGAAAGCGACCTCGCCCAGATCCCTCAGTCGGCCAACCCTCCTGCACCGACCGAGCCCGGCGAGGGCTTCATCAAGCGTGTCGAGCATGAGGCCGAGGATGTAATCGAGGACATCGAGCACCTCATCAAAGATCGATGATGCTCCTCGTCCTCATCGCTGCCGCCACACTTGCCCCGACGGCGCTCTGGTCGGCACTCGCCGGCACGGCCGTCGTGCCCGCACTAACGGCGGTGCTCACTCAGTTGACCGCGCCGGCATGGCTGAAAGCAATTGCGAACTTGTTACTGTCGGCTGTGGCTGGTGTCCTCTCGTCAGCTCTCAGCGGTGGGATCCTCGACGTCGCACACTGGGAGCAGATCCTTCTGGCCATAGCGGTCGCCTGGGTCACCTCGGTCGCCAGCTACTACGGGCTCTATCGCCCGACGGGTGCCTCTGACCGCATCGCTCGAGCAACCGCTCGCTTCGGAATAGGAGCGGGCTAGTGCCCGGCTCCGTCGGCGGTTTCCTGGCCGTCCTTCATGCACAGCTGGGCATCCTCTACGTGCTCGGCGGGAGCTCCCCTGACGTCGGCTTCGACTGCTCGGGCATTGAGCAGTACAGCGCCGGCAGACAAGGAGTTGCTCTCTCGCGAACCACCGAGGAGATGTGGGCCGACGCCAAGGCCGGCAGAAACAACCTGAAGGCCATATGGGTTAGCCCTGACCCCTTCGCTGTCCAAAATATTGGACAGGCCCTGGCCAAGGCTCTGCCAGGCGACCTCCTCGAGTTCAATGTCCCCAGCGACAGCCAGTCCCAGCCAGCCCACACCGGCGTCTATCTCGGGAACGGCCAGATGATCCAGGCCCCCGAAACATTTGTCGCGCCAGGAGTGCGAGGGCGGGTAGAGATATCGCAGGTCCCTAACGATGTCGACATTTTCCTCATGGGTGTCGCACGTATCACGGCGTTTGATCCCGCTCCACCCAGTCCATTGCCCACACCACCGCTACCAGAAGGAGAAGAAGACATGGCTCTAACCGCGTTCGAAGGTTCCGACGGAACCATCCACTGCTTCGGGGTCGCCTCGAGTGTGAAGGTGGGACTCGGCCATCTGTTGCACTTCCGCGCAGCCGGCGGTCAGCCGCCAGGTAAGGAGAACTGGGGGGTTGATGACGCTACCCAGAACGGGCTCACCAGATTCCCTGACGCCGGTCCGTACACGGTGGAGCCCTAGTAACTGCTTTGAGGTTCGTGGAGCGGGGAGCAGATGAGTGACGGCATATGGGCAGTCATCGCTGGCTTGACCGTTCTATTAGCGGGAGGCTCAGCTCGATACGTAAGCCAGAAAGCAAAGGAGAACCGCCAATGGAGACTAGAGAAGGCGTCTCTCCTCGGGTACAAAGACTCGAACGGAGAGATCCAACCGGGCTCGATAAAGCGCATGGAACTCCACATGGGGGATTGGGAGATTCACAACATGCCCGACGACAGGCGGCACAAGTGACCTCCGATGAGGCAGTCGCCGTCTACGACAACGGCGCGGAGATGCGTGCAAAGAAGGAGGACCGTTCTCTCTGGAGCCGGTTCCTCGACAAGGGATCCGCATGGATCACGGCCATAACGGTGGTCGGTCTGATCGTTGCAATAGTCCTCGGCTCTCTGGCTTTTACCAAGAGCGACTCGAACTCGAAATCGACCAACTCGGAGGTAACCCAACTCACAACAATCGTCTCGGGCCTCGCCACGACAGAGATGGACCTCCAGACAGCGCTCGGAGATCTCCAGACGGGTCTGAACAACCACACCGGAACTCTCAACGCAATCAAGGCTCAGACAAACGAGTTGGCCGCCGAGGATGCCGATATCAAGTCGCTCGTCGTGGAGATCAAAAGAGAACAGACCCTCCAGGTGTCAGGCAACACGACGGTCGGCCAGATTCTCAAGGAGGCTGGCCTGACGGTCACGGTTCTCGAATCCAAGCAGGCGCTCATCCTCGCCGAGCTCAGCTCGATCGACACAAAGCTGGCTGGTCTCTGCGCCTCGGCACCCAATCATTGCAATCCGGGGTAGCCGGGGTTTCCCGACTTGGCTGTTCCAATGGCCTCCGCTATAATCGGATTTTAGTAACTCCAACCCAAAGGGAGGCCAGCAATGGCAAGCACCAGCAAGGCCGGCACCATAGCCAACGAGTTCCTCGCAGCCTGTGTGGCCGAGGGCTTCACCGTCGAGATCAGGAGTCACGGTGGCGACGCGGTCGTCTCGGTCACCACGACCTTCACCGCTGGCGACAGGAGCGCCTACGTCCGCTGTGACGGCATCGGCCCGTCGCTCCTTTCGAGGCTTCCGATGGTCCGCCCAGGCAGCGTGTGGGGCACCGATGGAGCCTCGGTCGGTGGTCACGCTGGCCTGACTGGCGGGTACTACCGGCTCAGCAAGTCCGGGGTCGCCCTCCGCGTTGCATCCGCCATTGAAAAGGGGATGGCGGCGTGAGAGGGCCTTCTAGGGCGACGGCCGAGCGCCAACTCAAGGGCTACAGGCGGATGCTCGCCGTGGCCGAGCGCCACGGCATGGAGTACGAGGTCGAACGGATCAACAAGTCTATAGCCGAGTGGGAGCACGAACTCTCGCTTCTGGGCGAGGCGGGACAATGAGCGCCGCCTACAACGCCTACGCCACGGCTGCACGTGCCCGCAAGGCCGCACGGATCATCGCTTGTGCCGACGGTGTCGTTACCGCCGAGGAGGTGGCCACTGACGCCCACCTACGGGCACGCCTGCTCGCTGACGCTGGAATCGCTGGTGCGTCGCTTGAGACCTGGGGCATCGTTGTCACTTTCCTCTACGAGTCCGAGACCTCGCTGGTGGAGTGCATCGGATGAGCAACTTCCGAGCCTCGGGTCACATAGATGACGCACCGCTTGATGGATCCGATGAGGAGTCAACCCTCATCTTTCACTTGAGGGTTGAGCACAAGGGTCCGCTCGGCACCGCGTGGGACGAGGCCGATCAGGACAGCGGATTCCGGTGGTCCATGAACGAGATCGACTTCGCCGCCTGGTTGGGTAGTGACGCTCCGGCCCGGTACTTCCGTGCCGTTCACGCCGCCGACCACCGCAACCGAGAGCACGACCACGTTCACGAGGAGACGATGGAACGATGATGAGCACACACGCTGCTCACTCATCGCTGCCCGGTTACGACCCGGGCCAGATCCTTGTGGATGGATGCCGAGAATGTGAGCGCCGAGGCAGTGATGCTTTCGAGGCACTCACCCACCTCGATGTGTTCACGTTCCAGCGAGCATGGGAGCGTGCCGCCGAGTGGCAACTCCACGGATTGCCGACCCTCAGCCATGCCGAGAGTCGGATGCTCTCAGCCCTCATGGGTGTGGTGATCCAGTTCGAGCGCCTGGGCTGGCCCTTCGGTGTAGTGCCCCGTCCCATCCATCTGGTCAGCGGCGACTATTCCCCAGCGGCGGCGGCTTTTCTGGCCGCTGTCCAACGGGCATCCACGGCCGCACGCGACTAACTTTCACCACTTCGCCACTGGTTCCCAATTTTGGGTTGGAGATTCAGTGCGGGCGAGAAGGCGGGGCCTCAGTGCTCCGCCTTCGCCGCGTCTGGGCCGATGTCGCAACCCGTCGCTATAGTTCCGTTTTAGTAACTCCAACCCATCAGACAAGGAGGACCGTGAGCGACTCTGGTTTCTGGGAGCGCGACCTCGATGAATTCATCGGGGATCCGCTTCCCGAGGGCGAGGATGTCCCACCGCCCAATAGCCGAGAGCAGCTGGACTGGCTGCTCCGAAAGGGCATGCGGCTCCAGGCCGATCTCCGAGATGTCAAGGTCGTCTACGACGCCGAACGTGAGCGTCTGGACGGCTGGCTGGCCGACCGCACCAAAGCGGCCGAGGCGCAACTCAGACGGATCGAAGCGATCGTCGAGGCCTATGCCCGCCCTGAGATGAAGCAAGCCAAGGTGAAGACCCTGTCGCTGCCTCACGGCACCGTCCGGATGAAGGCACTCCCCGGCCGGGTCGTTGTGGCCGATGAGGACGCGTTCAAGGCCTGGGCGCTGACTTCGGGCCATGACGAGTTGGTACGGGTGAACGTCGATGTCAACCGCCAGGCGCTTGGGAAGCTGCCACGAGTGGCCGACAAGATGGCCGCTGAGGCCACCGAGGGCGGCGAGAAAGGGAAAGCCGTCCCTGTCCTCTTGCCGCCAGCCGAGGAGGGAGCCGAGCCGGTGCCCGTTCCTGGCGTGACCTTCTTCAAACCGGCCGAGGACAGGTTCAGCTACGAGCTGGAAAAGGAGACCCGCAAATGACCATCACCGATGCCATACGGGCCAAGGCGTTAAAAGACCTCGGCCCTCAACCAGAACCAGAGGGTGAGACTTCGGAGGTTCCCGAAGAAGAGCGCGGCAAACCCGCCACCGCTGAATCGCCTCAGCCGGAAGCCGTACTCGTCGATGAGGTGGCCCTCGAGGTCCGCAATCGCAAAGAGCCCACGGCCGCCGAGGTCGCCATCACAAGGGCGGCTGAGTATGCGATCGACCAGCCGGGGATCCCCGGGCGTGACGAGTTCCTCCAGCTATGTCTCATGGCGAAGATGCTGTCGTCGTCCGAGTTGGCACCGAAGGCGCTTCGAGGCAAGCCCTACGACATGCTGGTGATCCTTCTGACCGGCCGGGATCTGGGTGTCCCGCTGACCGCAGCGGTGAACCTCATCTACGTGATCGATGGCAAGCCCTCGATCGCTCCGAAGCTCCTGAACGCCCGCCTCCGTCAGCTCGGCTCCGGGTCGATCCGTCCGGGACGAGGCAACAGCATCTTCGCCTCTCAGGCCTATGCCGTCGGTCCTGACGGAAAGGCTCTGTTGGATCCAGTCGATGGTAAGCCGGTCGACCCGATCTCTTTCACCTGGGAGGACGCTCAGCGCGCCGACCTGGTGTGCGATGACTGCAAGCCCGATGACCACGCCGAGCATTGCCGGAGATGGAACGCCAAGCACGACTACAACCAGGACCACGTCCGGATGCGGTGCAAGAACAACTATCAGACGTACCCGAGGGACATGCTCTGGTGGCGAGCCGCTCAGCGGTGCTCCGACGTCTACTTCCCGGAGGCGGCGCTCGGGCTCTACAACCCTGACGAGCTTGGCGCACTGACGGATCAGAACGGGGATCCCATCGACCTGGACACGCTCGAACTCCCTGAGGGCTTCGACTCGAAGGGCGGCACTTCACACTCTGGTTCACAGTCGACCGACGAGCCGGCCGATCCCCACGCGCTCGTCGAGCTCCAGATCGCTGCGATGGCCCTCGACCCAGATGGTCGTAAGGATCTGAGGGACCGGTGGAACAACGCCCAGGTATCGGGACAGAAGCTACCGGCGAGCCCTCGGGATCTCACGACGGGCCCACAGGTGAGGGTGGCTACGGCGCTCATCCGAGGGATCCAGGCCCAGGCCAAGTCTCGGGGCTGGGACCAGTCCGCAGCGGGTACAGCCGTGCTCGCAGACCTCGCACGAGGTCTCGCTTTTTGGATCGGGCTGGGAACCGGTACCAAACCGGTTCCGGAACCACCTACCGACGAGCCCGCTGGCGCTCAGGAGCAACCTGAGGCATCGGCTGAAGACGAGGCTCCTCCGACCGATCCCCATGCCGTAGACACGCCGCCAAGTCGACCCGTCTGGTGCTGGTGTGGAGAGCGGATCGAAGGCCACACGATTGCCGACCACGAGCCCGGCGACTTCCTTCCTCACCCGCCTCTGTGCCCGAAGGATGTGGCGTCAGCCGATGACCCCGGAGCCGGCATGCCCGAGGGATTACCAAGCGCCATGGCCGATGTGCTGCTCGAGTTCGTCTCGTTCATCGATAACGACGGAGTGATTAACTCGCTCTTGGAGCGGGGCGCCATACCTCACCAGGAGGACGAAGTCGTCCGTCGCCACCAACTAATCACGCTGCTTGCCCGTGAGGCAGCCGGAGCGAGGGACCCAGAGTGAGCGCACCGGTCTGTTTCCTCGATACCGAAACCCTTGGTCTGGATCCGGACTTCAACCCCGTATGGGAAGTGGGGTTGATCCTGCCATCTGGCGAGGAGGTGGAGTTCCAAATCCAGGTGACCGACCGAGACATCTCTCTCGCTCACCCCAAGGCGCTTGAGATCAGCGGCTTTCATGATCGGTATAACGCTCGGGCTGCGGTCCATCCCGCATATGCCGCCTCGCGCCTATGGCTTTACATCGAGTCCGGCACTCACATCGTCGGTGCCGTCCCCAGTTTCGACGAGGAGCGCCTACGTCGGCTCATGTGGCATCACGGCCGGTCGCCTCGGTGGCATTACCACCTCATCGATGTTGAGGCTCTGGCGGCGGGCTTTGTCGCCGGTTCGTCTTCCCAGGGGGGGTTCGACCATATCGAGGAGCCTCCGTGGGATTCGGAGTACCTGTCCGGTCTGGTGGGAGTGAACCCCGACCAGTTCGCTCGTCATACCGCACTCGGAGATGCCAGGTGGGCCCGCGCGATATATCGCGCGGTCATGGGCAAGCCAAGCACGTGAACGCCTACCGGCACGGACGTGTCCACGTTTGTGCACAATTGTGTGCAACTTGTGTATTCCGGCCTGGGAACCTGATGCACCTCAACCCTGGTCGGCTCGCCGAGATGGTCAGCGATGCCAAGGCGAACGAGTCGGCCATCATCTGTCACTCAACGCTCGGGAAAGACAACGCCGTCTGTAGAGGTTTTTTCGACCGGCACCCGACCCAACCGCTCCAGATCGCCTCCCGCCTGGGATTCGTCGAGTTTGTCCCCCCTCTTCCCCTGGATGTCTAGGTGTTTTCCACACGTCGCCCGCAACATTTCCACCGGTTACACCTCTGGAAGCACCCGGGTCTTGCAGGTACCGTCACCGAGTCGGTGTGTCGGAGACGGGAGGTCCAATGGCATGAGCGCGTCCGCTGTCGGCTGGGTCTTCGATCACTCACCGTGCTCCGGTGACATGCTCGTCGTTCACCTGGCCCTCGCCGACGTGGCGAACGACATGAACGACAACCGCCTCTGGCTGAAACGGGCGGACCTGGCCCGCAAGGCCCGGTGCTCGGAGCGGACGGTGACTCGCACATTGGCTGCCCTCGTGGAAACTGGCTACCTCGAAGCGCTGTCCTCGACGACCGGACGTGGAAGGACTCCGGAGTACCGGTTGCTCCGTCCTAAAGCGGGACAATCTGTCACCCTTTCGGGGGAGGCTAAAGGGGGACATGAGGAGCGCGAAAGGGTGACAACGGCGACCGTAAAGGGTGACAACGGTGACAACGCACTGTTACTAACCAAAGACAACCCAAGCAACCCAACTCTTGCGCCTAACGGCGCGGCGGCAAAGCCAACCGATGACCCTCTGACGCGTGCAGCTCACCGGCTCACCATCCTTGCTTTCGAGCAGCCCGAGAAGCCCGACCTCGCCCGAGCGAACGGCAACGTGTTCCCTGCTGTGATGAAACTCATCGAGCGCGCTCTTCGCAAAGGTCGCTCCGTCCCCGATGTCGAGCGGGCGATCAAGGCGGGCGACATCACGTGGACCGTGGCTGGCCTCCAGACAGCCATCTCGAAGGCTCGACCCCGCAGCGGCACCTCGGGTGCCTCTGGCGTCGCCGATCGCCTGGTGTCTCGATACCGACCCGAGGAGGCACGGTGACCGACGGCGAGATCCAACTCGCGTGGCTCTGGTGCGAGGAGACCTGGACCGCCTTCCGGATTCCGGAACATCAGTTCCTCCAGGAGGTCCGGCTCAAGGTCTGGCGCGACGTGCTCGGGGATCTCGACGCCGACCTGGTCCAGGCCGCTCTTGCCAGCCTGGCCTACCGTGAGTTCCCACCGGCGCCGGGCAAGGTACGCGAGCAGGCTCAAAGCATCCAAGCGATGGCAATCGATGCGCCGAGGATCCCCGATGTCGACGAGGCCATGACCGAGATGCTCGACAAGGTCCGCTCGGTCGGTCGGTACGCCACTCCTGAGTGGTCGCACCCGGCTATCGCCTCGGCCGTGTCCGCTCTCGGCTGGGAGGAGATTTGTAACTCGACCGAGCCCGGTGTCCTGCGCGGCCAGTTCGCCAAGGTCTACGGGTCCAGCTCGGCGAGGCACCGCGTGGCGGGCCAGACGGTTCCACCAGCCCTGGCGACCTATCTCGACAAGTGTGGGGCTCTAGGGCGAGCTGACGAGTTCCTGGCGCTGGGAAGGGCACCGTGACCGACGACGGAGCGCCGCTCATCCTCACCTCGGGCATGGATCCGCCCGGGCCGTGTCCCGAGTGCGGTGGGACTGATGAGATCCCGGTCGGAACCGTCCGGACCACAGACGGTCGTGGCTATGCATTCGAACGACCGTGCCAGATATGCAAGCCGGGGGACTGGGACTACTGGTCAGGTGGCCATATGAAGATCGACCACGACAAGGCCATCTGCACGCACCCGCGGTGCCAGGCGGCTAGCCAACCGAAGGGGAGACGCAAGTGAGTAGGGACCAGTACCTCCATCTCGGTAAGTCCGAAGCTGGCGCGACGTTCAAGATCCCGCTGCAAGGAGTGACCGAGACCTTCGGGATCTTGGCGGTGAAAGGTGCCGGCAAGTCGAACGCCGCCGCTGTCCTCGCTGAGGAGATGTACGACCATGAGCTTCCCTGGGTGGCGGTGGATCCGAAGGGTGATTGGTGGGGCCTCAGGTCATCGGGCGATGGCTCTGGGGCTGGCCTGTCGATCGTCGTGTTCGGCGGCCTGCACGGCGACGTCCCGCTCGAGCCGTCATCTGGCAACCTCATCGCCGATCTTGTCGTAGAGCACCGTCTCACGTGCGTGCTCGATGTGTCGGAGATGACGAGAGCCGACCAGCGCCGGTTCCTCCGGGACTTCGCCAAGCGGCTCTACCGGTTCAACCGCGAACCGCTTCACCTGTTCTGCGAAGAGGCCGACGAGTACATCCCTCAGATGGTCCGAGGCGAAGCGGCCGAGGTCGTCGGAGCGTTTGAGCAGATCGTCAAGCGTGGCCGATTCCGAGGCATCGGAGCCACGCTAATAACCCAACGGTCAGCATCGCTCAACAACGACGTGCTCACTCAGGTGGGCACGCTCTTTGCCATGCGGACGACCGGGCCTCCTGACCGCAAGAAGATCCTCGGATGGTGTGACTACCACGCGAGCGGTGCCGACCTCGTCCGCGAGCTGCCGACGCTGGACGACGGAGAGTCCTTCGTAATCTCGCCGAGCTGGCTGAAGGCGATCGATCGGGTCCGCTTCCGCCGGCGGCGTACCTTCGACTCGGGTGCGACGCCACTCGTCGGCAGGAAGGCCACTCGTCCGCCAGTGAAGCTGGCCGACGTCGACCTGGCTGCGATCAAGGAACAGATGGCCGACACGATCGAGCGCGCCAAGGCCGATGACCCGAAGGAGCTCAAGCGCCGCATCGCCGAGCTCACAGCCGAGTTGGTCAAGGCTGGAACGATCGTCCTACCCGAGCCCGAGCGCATCATCGAGCGCATAGAGGTTCCAGTCATCGATGAATCGCTTGTCATCCGGCTCGAAGAAGCGCTTGAGCCTTGGAGCGGGTTACTCGGCGAGGTCCAGGAGCGACTGAGATGGGAGACGACTCAGCGCGGCAATGTGATCGAGTTCGAGCGCAAACTCAACCAGCGCGTGGCCACTCCCGCCAAGGCGCGCGGCGAATCGGTGCGCCACGGCTCTGACCACGACTCCGTCAGAGCGCCTAAGCCCGTCTCCGGTACCGACCTCTACAACCTCACCAAGCCGCAGCACAGGATCTTGGATGCCCTCGCCTGGCTCCGCGAGGTCGGGTTCGATCAACCCACGAAGATCCAGACGGGTTTCATCGCCGGCTATCGGGTCGGAAAGAGTGTGGGCGGCACGTTCGGCAATCTCCTGGGTCAGCTTCGAGGCGCTGGGCTCCTCGACTATCCGGTATCCGGACGGGTGCGGCTCACGGACGAGGGGCGCCATCTCGCTGTCGCGCCGGACATCGAGCGCACGAGCGAGGGGTTGCAGGGTGAGGTCCTCTCTAAGCTCACCGATCCGGAAGGCCGGGTGCTCTCGGGGATCATCGCGGCCTACCCTGACGCACTCACCAAGCAGCACGCCGGCGAGATCGCGGGGTACTCGGTCGGACCCAATATCGGAGGCACCTTCGGAAACATCCTCGGCCGTCTGAGGACCCTGGGTCTCATCGACTATCCCGACAAGGGCTATGTGGTGGCCTGCGATGTCTTGTTCTTGGATGCTGGGTGAGCACCGCGCGGTTCATCGTCGGCGACGTCCTCGATGGCCTGGCTTCGTTGCCAGACGAATCCGTCGACCTGATACTGAGTTCTCCTCCGTTTCTTGCTCTGCGGAGTTACCTACCACCCGATCATCCCGAGAAATCCAAGGAGATCGGATCGGAGCCGACGCCGGCTGGCTTCCTCGACGACTTGCTCGACGTGGTGGAGGCCTGTGACCGCGTGCTCGCGCCGCACGGTTCGCTGGTGTTCGAGCTCGGCGACACCTACAGCGGAAGCGGCGGGGCGGGCGGGGACTACACCGACAACGGCCTGCGAGCCGCTCAGCCCGCGTTCACGGGCAGCGCCTATGCCCGCCGCGTCGAGTCCACGATGGAGCGCACGGGCCCGGGGCGAATGACGAAGGCTCGCCTCGGCTGGCCCCTTGACAAGTCCCTCACCGGCATCCCCACCCTCTTCGCCTGGTCGCTCGCCTACGGGCGCAACCTGCTCCGTCCAGAGCGCACCATCGACCCCTGGCGCATCAGGAATCTGGTGGCGTGGAATCGTCCGAACCCACCCGTCGGCGCGCTGGGGGACAAGTTCAGACCCGCTACGAGCTATCTGACCGTGGCGTGCAAGAGCCGGACGCGTTACTACGACCAGGACGCGGTGCGGACGCCGCACAAGTTCCCCGATGACAACCGCCACGAGCGCAAGGACGTGTCGCTGAACGACAAGGGAGAGCGATTTCGCAATTCACCGATCAACGAGGCGGGCGCGCCACCCCTCGACTGGATCGAGATGGACGAAGACCAGGAGTTCCCGTCCTACCTGGTGATCCCGACATCGCCCTACAAGGGATCGCACTATGCGACCTGGCCGGCCGACCTGTGTGTGCCCTTTATCAAGTCGATGTGCCCGGAACGTGTTTGTCGGGTGTGTGGGGAGCCGTCGAGGCGGATGGTCGATGTCTCTTACGTCCGCGGGTCAGGTGGGACCACTGGGCAGCGACGTGACCTGAAAGAACCCGATGGACGCACGAACGGAACGGGTGCAGCTGGAAAGCCAACCATGGACCGAGTCGCCACCACCCTCGGTTGGACAGCCTGCTCTCACGACGACTACCGCCCTGGGTGCGTCTTGGATCCATTCGCCGGCAGTGGCACGACGCTCATGGTGGCCACTGGTCACGGTCGTACCGCCGTGGGGATTGACATCGATGGGCGGAACGCCGACCTGGCACGCGAGCGGGTTGGGATGTTCCTGTCTGTCGAGGACACGACGCCAGCGTCTCCCGCAGGCCGGTTGCTCGAGTTAGGACGTGGCGTAGAGGAGGAGACGGCGTGAAGACAACCAAATGCAATCGTTGCGGCGTGGCGATCGTGTGGTGTGTGACTGAGAAGGGCAAGCGCATGCCCGTCAACCCGTGGCCAGACAAAGGCGACAAGGCCAAGGTCGTGATGATCGATCCAGACTCCGATGTGCCAATGGTGAGGATCCTGAAAAAGGACGAGGTCCATGAAGGCCCACGTCGCTTCGCTCACTTCGCCACCTGCAGGGGCAGGGCCCACGCGTGAGATTCGGTTCCCTCTTCAGTGGGATCGAAGGCATAGGACTGGGGCTCGAACGAGCGGGGATGACGTGTGCCTGGCAGTGCGAGATCGATCCCGACGCGCGCAAAGTTCTGGAGTTCCACTGGCCGGAGATGCTCCGCTTCGATGATGTGAAAGAGATAGGTCCCGATGCCCCAAGAGTCGATGTTCTCTGCGGAGGATTCCCGTGCCAAGACGTCAGTGTGGCTGGACGTCGTAAGGGACTGGCTGGCGAGCGATCCGGACTTTTCACCGAGTTCGTACGTGTCAGTGAGGCGCTTGCTCCCCGTTGGGTTCTCATCGAGAACGTCCCTGGACTGCTTTCGTCGGGCCACAAGCCCACCGGATGCGATGACGCCGAGTGTGCCGGATGCTGTCCTGGAGCTGACATGGCAACGGTTCTCGGAACCCTGGCCGAACTCGGGTATGGGTGGGCCTACCGGGTGCTTGACGCTCAATTCTTCGGAGTGGCCCAGCGCCGCCGCCGTGTCTTCATTGTCGGATGTCTTGGAGACAGAGCCGGTGCACTCTCGGTACTTTTTGAGCCCGAGAGCTGCGATGGGGATTCTCCGCCGAGCAGGGAGACGGGGTCGCGAGTTGCCGGGACGCTTGCGGCAAGCGCTGGAGCAGTCGGCCAATCTGGAGCAGCCATCAGCGCCCGAGTAGCCGTGCACGAGCGCGTATCGGTGTCGTCCGAGACGGGCCACGAATGGTGGGACGAGGTGGAGCAGATCGCGCCAATTGCGGCCCATGAGGCAAAAGAACCCCATCACCTGGTCGCCTTCTCGATCTACCCAGAGTCAGGGCAAGGAGCCGATCTGGTGGCCACTCCGACCGACCTGGCACCGACCATCTCGGCTACCGACGGAGCAAAGACGACCGAGCGAGGCGTTCGTGTCGTGGCCTACCGCAAGGCGCAACGGGCGCATGACTCCGATGATTGCGAGCGATGGGAAGAGACTGACCGCACCGACACCCTCGATGCGATCGGGCACACGGCTAGGACCGCGACTGCTGTCCTAGCCTCACCCGGTGGTTACAGTGATTCGCGTGCCGATGCCGAGGAAGCCAGATCCGGAGCGGTACTGCGAGTCCTGCGGGAAGAGGTTGGAGAGGAAGCGTTTGTCGAATGGTGTCTTGGAGTCCTTGTTCCACTTCGAACGCCGGAAGTTCTGCCATCAGAAGTGCATGGCGATGGGGTTCACTGGGCGATACCTGAGCAAGACCCCGAACTGGTCCACAACGCACAGACGAGCGCGGGCCATCTGTCCACCGGGACCATGCTCGAAGTGCGGGAGATCCTCAGCGAGGGACGTCCACCACCGGGACGGCGACCACCTGAACAACTCGCCGACCAACTTGATACGTATTTGTCGTTCCTGTCACATGAAGGAGCATTGCGGACGTGCACTTTGCACGGTATGTGGCAAGCCTCAGAAGGGCTTGGGCCTGTGCGACAAGCATTATCAGAGGTTCAAGCGGTGGGGCGATCCACGAGCGGTGAAAACGAATCAGCACAGGGGAGTCTCGCTGTCCGACGATTAACGCCCCTGGAGGTGGAACGACTCCAGGGATTCCCCGATGACTGGACCTCGACTCTGAACGACTCAGCTCGATACCGCACGCTCGGCAATGCCGTTTGCGTTCCGGTCGCAGAGTGGATAGGCCGACGCATGATCCAACAACAGAGAGGAACCAAATGACCGTGGCAAACACTGACGAAGACAACGACCTCGGCGAGCACAACGGGCTACCGATTCTCGGCCAGTCGATCGTCATCAAGAAGACGGGCAACGGGCTGGAGGACTCGGTGGACATAGCACCGCACGTCTTCCAGACAGACGGCTACGAGGACTGTCTGATGCGGATCCGCCAGCGCAAGACCAGCTATGCCAACGTCTACTCGAAAGAGGACGGCTTGCTGCTTGGAATACATCAGATCGAGGAGTTTGATGCGGTGATCGTGATGATCGATGATCGCAAAGACACCGGCACGCGGCTCGACAAGATGGTTGGCAAGGTGGCAGACAAGCGCGAGCGCGATACGCAAGAAGCGAAAGGCCAGTTCAGGTTGGTAGGGGTCGACCCAGTCGGCGAGGAAGATGACCCTGAACGACGACGATGGTGACGAGGACTAGGACTTGGGCAATCGAGATGTCCAGTTCTCGCCGTCTCAGATAACACGCATCAAGACCGTCTGCGCTGGGTTGCAGACCAGCATGGCTGACTTCATCGTGTTCGCCACGATGCAGGCTGTAGATGAGGTCGAAGGGCTGACGCGCGACCAGGAGGAGATTCGTCGTTGGTACGCCGGACCGAGGCGGTGAAAAGGACCGCCATCCCAGGGTCGGTCCCGCGTACTCTTCGAGCGGGTGCCAACGAGCCGCTTGGCTAAAGCGTGGCTATAGTCGAAGAGGTGCGGCGGTGGATCTCAGTCCTGACAATCTCGCTGCCATCCGAGCCTCCACCGAGTACACGACCCTCGTCCGTGATGATCCGGAGCGAGCGATCGTCATGCTCTGCGGCCTTCCTCGCTGGCTTCTGGCGGCAATGGTCGGCTACCGCGGTGGCCTGGTCGTGAACTTCGTCGATTCAGAAGTCGTCCAGGGCATCGCCCTAGACGCGGCAAAGGAGTCATCTGAGTGATCGCCCTCATCACCATCCGTTGCGACCTCTGTCGGAACCGCATCGACATAGCGGTCGGCGACACGGTGCTGACCATCGGAGACGCCCGGCACCGAGCCCAGAGAAAAGGCTGGGCCCGTCGTGAGTGGGATGGCCTGGTCCATGATCTCTGTCCGGCTTGCGGGACCGGGTTCGAAGGGATCATGGAGAACCAGAGACGCAGGCGCCGCGGTCAGTTCCGTCGCTCGCTTGGCCATCTCGCACCGGCGTGAGTCCTCGACGCGGCACACCGCCAGTCGTAGCGGCACACCTATGCGGCGAGACCCCGACCTGGGACCAGCGAGTCGAGATGACCCGGTGGAAACTCGAGCGTGATCCGGTCTGCAACCGTCCGCCAGCTCACAGCGGCAAGCACCGGGAGTACGTGAAGGGAACACCTCAGGTCCTCGCTGAGTGGCCACGGAAAGATGAGCGGTGAAAGCCGGCATCCGGTTCAGATGAAACGGACCGAGATGAAGCGTTCGGAAACCCGCTTAAAGCGCGCTCCGCTTCGGCCGCGTCGGAAAGGGCTGCGTCGGATCAGTCCGGAGAAACGGGCCTTCCTCGACGAGTTGGACGCCATCACGCCGGCGTTGCTCGAGAGGTCGCACGGTGTGTGCGAGATCCTCGTCTCGGCCAAGTGCCACTACTGGGGCGAGCACCGCCATCACGTCCTTCCCGTCTCTGACGGGGGCAAGAATCTCCTGACCAACCTCTTGCACATCTGCCTCGAGTGCCATGACTGGATCCATAACCAGCATCCGATCGAAGCAAGAGAAGCGGGATGGCTCGCCCGGCCGTAACATCCGGCCAGTGACAGATCTTGCAACTCCCGACGCGGCCGTCCCCGACGCGGTGATCTCGCCCAGGAGCCTCGGCTATAGGCGGATCACGGACCTCCCGCCGAATCCGGACAACCCGAAGCTCCACGCTGACGCAGAGATTCGAGCATCGATCCGACGCTTCGGCTTCATCTCTCCCATCGTCATCGACGGACGCACGGGTCTGATAGCCGAAGGCCACGGCCGCACGGATGCGCTACTGGCCGAGATGGCGGACTCTGCCGAAGACTTACCTGAGGGGATCGTGATAGACGAGGACGGAGTCTGGATGGCTCCGGTCTACGAGGGCTGGTCCTCCATCGATGACGACGAGGCACGGGCCATGCTCGTCGGGGTCAACCGACTTGTGGAGTTAGGCGGATGGCACGTCCCGAACCTGACCGCCATCATCGAGACCCACGCGAACGCCGGCTCGCTTGAAGGAATCGGATTCGACCAGGTCGACGTCGGAGCGATCCTCGATTCGATCCAGGCTGAGGACTCGGCTCAGACCGAGCGAGTCAGCTTCGATGCGCGCAAGGAGCCCGAGACGCTCCAGTGCCCGAAGTGTGGGACCGAGTGGCTGAAGCAATAGACCCTCGGCTGGCGGCACCCTTTCCCTACTTCGGCGGAAAGAGCCAACTCGCTCCTCTTGTGTGGAGGGCTCTCGGCAATCCGGACGTCTTCGCAGAGCCATTTGGCGGATCACTGGCGGTCCTGCTCAGGCGACCGCTCGAGATCCAAGAATGTGCTCGACGTCGGGAATTGGTTAATGACAAGGATGGATATGTCGCCAACTTCTGGCGCGCGATCAAGTCCGACCCCGATGAGGTCGCTCGCTGGGCCGACAGCCACGTCCACGAGCTGGACCTCACCGCACGACATCTCTGGTTGGTTAACCACGGCTCGGAGTTAGCCAGCCGACTCGAGGCCGACCCGGACTACTGCGATGCAAAGATCGCCGGGTGGTGGGCGTGGGGCCTATCGAATTGGATTGGCTCAGGTTGGTGTTCCGGAACTGGCCCGTGGCGCGTAGTCGATGGACGAGTCCAAAAGAGTCGGCGCTCTGAGGCGAAAGGATTTAGAAAGCAAATCCCTCGCATCAGTGAAGCCAATGGGGTCGATCGCAAACGGCCTCACATGACGAGCGCCCAGGGTGTCACCCGGCACATCCCTCGGGTCAATGCCCAGAACGCCAGTAAGTCAACAGTGCGGAGCTACGAAGACCTCCAAGACTGGTTCGGTCATCTGTCGGCCCGTCTGCGAAGCGTCCGATGTGCGTCGGGGAACTGGTCACGCATCGTTACGACGGGAGCGATGAGTGGTGCCAACAGCATGGGCGTATTCCTCGATCCCCCATACCGGCTCAATGAGCGATCCGAGGTTTATGCGCACGAGGTCGACGATGATCTTCACGATGCCATCCAGGGTTGGTGCCGAGAGAATGAAGCACTTCCTGGGATGAGGATCGTGGTGGCGGGATACAACGAGGATTTTGACTTGCCGGGTTGGCGGACCGTGTGGTGGCGAGCTCGTCGAGCGATGGGCAACTCATCCGGAGAGACAAGGAATTCAGCCAACCGAGGCCGAGAGCGGGCTTGGTTGTCTCCTGGATGTGTCGGAGGGCTGGGTGCGGAGCCGATCTGATCCCGCTTGCTTTCCGCAATGGAAGAAGCGAACCTTGGTTGCGCAACATCCAACCCAAGGGAAGGGAGTCAGATCATGGCTGACCAGGGACACTTTATCGTCCGCGGAAAGCAGCTGAGTAGCGCTCCGGGGAAGGGACAAAACAGTCTCTCCGGGGTCGCCTACTTTCAGACCTCAGGTATCGACAACAAATCGCCAGACCGTGTGAGCACGAAGCGTCTGACGGAGATCCTGAAGCGGCTCGGAGTAAAGGATCCTCTCGGCACCGACTGGGACGTCGAATTGCCGAACGGCGTAGCAATTGGCCATCGAGCGAGCACCTCGAAGGTCAAGGCCGTAAGAGCCAAGCGGTCACCGTCTGGCGGAGACAAGGTGGTAGCGGCCATCCGCATTCCAGCGCCGTCGAAAGCGACTCTTGCTCGCAAGCAGGTCACGCCTCGTCCGAAGACGGCGATTGCGAAATCCGCCTGACAAGGCCGTAGGTTTCCTGACGGCTAACGGCACGGTCCCAGAATCTCGGGCCTAACGGGAGGGGACCGTGCCCGACGTCGTCGGGACTGAAAGGGAGTAGGCGTGCGTGACGGACCTCCTACCGGAGAGCGAATTTCAGAAACTCCTCGTCGAGACGTTGACCGTCTTTCACTGGGACACGATGCACGTGTATCCGTTGAGGACCAAGCACGGATGGCGTACTCCGACAACGGCGAAGGGTTGGCCAGATTTGGTGGGCCTCCGCCAGACATTCATCCTGGCGATCGAGGTAAAGGGCTTCGACTCACGGGGCAAGCCGACGCCATTCCAGGAGGGTCAGATCGAATGGCTCGCCCGGTTCGCCGCCATCCCGACTGGACGCGCGTGGGTGCTCAGACCCACCGACGATCTGAGCCAGATAGCCCGCTGGCTCGCTACCCCGGCAACGGCTCCGGGGACCTACGGGTGGGACCCCACGGACATCGGGAAGCCACAGCGGCCGACCCGGAAACGCTGACGGTCTTCCGCTACTCACGCTCAGGCGTCGGGATCCGCATGCTCGCCGGCACTCCGGTCCAGGTGATGCGCATCCTCGGGCTGCACGCCGACTCTGGCTGGCGAGGTCACGCTTCCCTGCGGGTCGGCCGAGAGAGGGCGTCGTTCCCGCTCACCCGTGGCTGGGGGATCAGATGGCTCGAGTACCAGGTCCAGCACAGGCTGGGGAGCCTGCGGCCGTGAGCGACGCACGCACGATCGTGACCTCGATGGCCCTAGTCACCATCGACCCGATGATGGGCAACCCGTACCTGACCGAGTTCCAGCGTGTCCGCCGCGACCCGCTCCCAAGGTCGTCCTCGCAGGATGACCTCATCCTGTGGGCGCAGCAATGGGAGGACGCGCGCCACGATCGCAATCGACTTGTCAACCGCTACTCGTACGCCATCCCCACACCTGAGGCCATCGAGGCAATAGCCAGCTACTCACCCATCCTCGAAATCGGGGCCGGCACGGGCTACTGGGCATGGCTCTTGCGCCTTGCTCGAGCCGACGTCGTGGCCGTCGATCGTCATCCACCCGACTCTTGCGATAACTGGTGGTTCCAGGGCAGCCCCACGTGGACCCGTGTCGACTATGGAACCGAGTCGTGGGTCCGGATCGAACCCGATCGAACCCTGTTTCTATGCTGGCCACCCTTCGAGGGGACTGAGCCGTTCGACCTGGCCACGGCACGCAAGCAGCGTCAATGCATGGCCTACAACGCCCTCCGTCTCTACACGGGCGACCGGTTCATCTACGTCGGCGAAGAGTCCTGGGGATGCTGCGCCGGGTGGCTGTTCTGGCGTCAGATCGAGAAGCGCTGGCACGTCGTGAGAGAGGTCGACATCCCCCAATGGGAGGGGATCCATGACGCCCTGTACGTCTACGAGAGGAACGGGTAGGTGGCTGCGGGTGTAGCGGGCTACCATGCGGCCCGATGGCCCATGTCAAGGCTGGCGACGACGAGATCCCGGAACTCTTGGCGGACCTGGTCGCGGTCGGAGCCCGGCTCTCGCTCGCCGTCGATGAGCGGCGCGATGCCGTCGATGCTCGAATCCGGATCGTCGATCGGCTCAGGGAGCTCGGCCTTTCTTGGTCCCGCATCGCCAGGGTTGCCGGCGTGACACCGGCGGCGCTCAAGCTCTCAGCTCGCAACCGGGAGCCGGCGACGTGAGAGGCAAAATCGAGTGTCGGCGATGTCGCACCGTGGCTGACGCTGGCGGGCGTCTCCGCGGCAACACCTTCGAGATGCCTCAGGGATGGTGGGGAGTGCTGCCCCCCGATGAGTGGGATGAGTTCGAGCTATGCGCCGCGTGTGGTGCCTCATTCAATGCCTGGGTGCTCTCGCCTCAGAGGTCGACCGACCCGACCGGCTGGCATACTCGAATCCGTCGGGTGCTCTTCGGTCTTCGCGTAGGCACCAGCACCCACTCTCGATGGCGAGGTGTCTGGCTTCTCGCCGAGGGCCAGAACTCGTGGCGTATCTGGGCACCGTCGAAGGTGCTGTGGAAGAGCCGGATCGTTCATAAGAACTCCCAGGATGAACGTGTCGAGGAACGATGAGGACCTCCAGCCAGCTTGTCGATGCTGACGCGGTCGCCGATCTCTTCATCGTCTTAGAGCACGACCTCACGATGCTCGCCAACTACACGGAGCGATTGTGACCGGGCTTGAGGAATCGATCGTCATCTGCTTCGTGGCTCTCTTGGCCGCGCTCGTGGCCGTGGCCTGGTTCAACCGGAAGCCGAAGTGACACCGCAACAGTTTCAGAGGACCGAACTCGTCCCGTGCGGAGCCGTCGAGCTCGGAGACATCCTCCTCGTTCCCGGGGCTGAGTTGCACGATGACTTGGGTGGCCTAACGGCGGAGCTTCGCGTCGACGGGACCGAGCGAGTCAAGCGGTGCATTCGATGACCGAGACGGCAAACCCGATGCCGCCTCAGTTCAGGGCTGCCTTTGACCTCATGCGGCGAACCGGCGTCAACGAGGTCCAGGTCCGGTGGTCCGACGACGAGGAGCCCACGGTGTGGTTCGTCGTTGCCAAGTACTCCGATGGACGGTTCGAGACCGCCGCCGCAGGGAATCCGACCACCGCTGCTCTGCGGCTTTGCGGTCGGCTTGTCGATGGTGGCCAGTGTCTCCATTGCAAGCGCATGACCGTGTTCGAGCCCGATATGGATGCGCTCAACGACGTCTACAAGCTGGTCGGTGCGTGCTGCTACCAGTGGGATCCGGAACTCAACACGTTCCGGCGTGATTGCGAGGGAGACGAGAATTGATGTCCGAGCTGGCGTTCGAGGACATGACTCATCCCGATCACGATGGCCACGAGGTCTGCGGGATCTGCGGACGTGGGTACATGCTCTGGCACTCTCCACAACCATTGTGGGACGAGCTGATCGGCCACTACCACGGCACCCGCTGCCCTCGGTGCTTCGAGAAGCTGGCCCATGAAGCAGGTATCCGACTGACGTGGACTCCAATCGTGACTCGCCGAGATGGCGTCGCAACGACGAACTGGTGGGGCGATCCGGTCCGCGACCGGCTGCTTATGGGCGAACCCGATCCGCACTTTCACGACAACGAGAAGGCTCAGGTGCCGCAGGGCCACTGGGGTGCGATCGCTCGGCTGCTCGGCTGGCCCTACGAGACGCCCTACCCGGACGAGAACCGTGAGGACACGATGCCGGGCGTCACCTATCGCGACAGCCGTGTGAATGCCGAAGCGGAGCAGCACATGGACTCCCAGTCGGCACATCGCGTACTGCATCCGACTGCAAGCGATCACAGGTGCGGAACCGAGCCGTGCCCAGAGCGCGTGGAGCCTCAGCGGAATGTCTGACTACCCCCGTCGCCTCATGACCACCTGTCGGCTGGCACTTGGGGCGCCCTTCGATTGGGAGAAGCGCTGGGAGTACGACGCATGGCGCATCAGTGCTGCCGCCGAGTTCGAGGTTGCCATCAGCGAGGCCGGGCTGCAACCGCAGTACGTCGACACTTCTAGCCCGTCGGACTCAATCTTCTGGTGGGATCGTCACCTCACTCACGACGAGATTTTCATTTGCGAGAAGGCGACGCGGATGGTGCTCGGCGAACTGCCTGAGGACGTCTCGTGATCCGGTGTCGTGATCGGCTGGCACTTGGGGCGCGACGGTGAGCGTCTGCGGGACTTGCGGAGGGGAACCACTCCACATCGCGACCGGAGCGCTTCCTGATGACGTGACCCAGCAACAAATGGAGGAGGCCAGCGAGATGATGCACCGTTGCATCGTTGAAGCGACCAACTCAGAGTACGGCGTCCTCCCCCTCATTTCCAGGTTTCGTGGCTTTGAGCTCTTGGAACGTCGCTATACCGAGCATGTCCCCTGCGACGTTCTCACCAAGGCCCGCCGTCTCGTCGCCGCGCACTTCGGCTGGCTCATGGAAGACGAAGTGGAGGACGCCGATGTCTGACCACCCCGTCACAGACCGGGCGGGTGGGACGACGTGAGCGGTCTCGACAACGTCATCCGAGAGCTATGGGTTGCACGCGTGCAGATAGCGCGGCCGAACGCTGGGACCCGCGACGTGCTGAGAGCTGTGGACTCGATCATGCGTGATCCGCAAGGCGGGTACGCCAAAGAGATCCGTGACACAGCGGAACGGGTCATGAAGCGCCATTGGATAGCGATGGACGCACCCCCCAACCGACCCGACGAGAGGAGCGAGTAAATGAGTGACCGATACCGCAAGAAGCCCGTGCCCTTTGTCGTTGAGGCAATGCAGTTCAAGGGCTTCGAGAGTTACATAGCTATATGCGACTGGGCGAGGCCCCACCTGGAGAATCCCGAGGGCAACACATACTCCCTCACCGAGCTGTTTCGCTTTGAGGGCGGCAGGAGTCCGCTGATGCTTGTTCGCACGCTTGAAGGAACGATGGCTGCGAATATAGGCGACTGGATCATCCGAGGTTTGAGGGACGAGTTCTACTCCTGCAAGCCCGACATCTTCGAAGCGACGTACGAGAAGGTCACCGATGCCTGACCCGCTAAGCGAGGCTGAGGTGGGGGACGTTCGCAAAGCATGGGAAGCCAGGCCGTGACGAGTAGCGAGGGTGGGGCGAGGGGCGTATCGCACGACCTCAATCTCTCCTACTGGCTTGCCCTGCTCAAGTCGGATATTCGGAGGTTCGGAGGCCGGCGAAAGTATCGGGCGATGTGTCGCGCCATGTGGCGGGTCATCTGGCACCGAGACAATGTGCAGGTGTGCTCCGAATGCGGGCGCAGGTACGTGGTGTGGATGTCGAGCGACGATCTCTACGTACGGGTCCACGGCAGTCGAGGAGGTACCTATTGCCCATCGTGTTTTCACGACAAGGCGCGGTGCCTTGGCCTCCATCTGATGTGGGTGCCCATGATCTGGCGGGAAGACGGTGAAGGTTCGATGCTCGACTTCGCCGCCAAGATCGGATGTTTTCAGTGACCCTTTTCGCCGGTCACCGCTCCGACAACGAGGGGAGACGAGACGACAGATGAGGCTCGATAGTTGCAGAGAAGTTCTGTCCGAATGGGTCTCCGCTCACACCGAAGAACTTCTGGACGGAGTTGATGCGGTGGACTTCGAGGGTCCTCCGATCGTCACGGGCGCTGTGCTTGTAGTGAGAGTGAGCGACGGGGGCGTAAGCGATTCAGAGACGCTTCGATGTGTCAGCACGCCGGGCCTCGGCCCGTCTGCACGCATTGGGATGCTGCATTGGGCATTGGAGGAAGAGTGATGCGTGAGGAAAGCCAGCCCCGTTTCTGCCCGTGGTGTGGTGCAGACATTGCCAAGTTCGGACACGACGATGACTGCCACCGGCCTCCAGTCGTGATGCTGCACGTTAGCGAGGGTGACATTGTGATCACCCCCGAACACCGAGCGCAGATCCAGGACGACGATCGGGCAGCTCTTGACCTGATCGCCATTGAACGCCGGCGTCAGATCGAGCTCGGATACACGCTGGCGCACGACGATCTGCACGACCCGGAACAGTTCTCGAGCGCAGCTGTGGCGTACCTGCTGGCGGAATCGTCGATGTGGCCGTGGGACGAGAAGGGTTTCATCTCGGCGAACGATGGCAAGCCAATCGACAGCCTCCAGGAACGTCTTATAAAGGCCGGAGCTCTCATCGTTGCGGCGATCGGGACGGTGCGTCGTGCCTAGACACACCTGCCATGCGATGTGCAATGACGCCAACTCTTACCGAGAGGATGAGAGCGTGACGTTGTGATCAGCCCCGAACGACTAGCGCAGATCCAGGCCCTTCTCTCAGGGATCACGCCTGGTAAGTGGAAGTTGAGTTACGGCCTCCTCGGAACGCTACGAATGAACATCGTTCGGGAAGCGGTGGCCGACGAGACCGTCATTGCGTACGTGCCTCTTCCGCTCGCATGGCGGAGTGGGACAACGGAACAGGAGCGACTCGGTAGAGCAGCTGAGTTGAAACTCACTGCCCTCGCCCGAGAACTCAATCGTCTGTGCGACGTCGTGGAAGCAGCTGAGTCCGTGACCGCAGCACGTAAGGCAGAAGCCCTGGAGAACGAAGAGCAGCGGTGGATCGATTTGACCTGTTACTACCGCAACCTCGCTATCCGGCTCGGAGCCAAGCCAACCGAGATGCAATCCAAGTTCGACCGCCAACTTTGCGAAAAGGGGCTTAACGAAGAAGCCATCGAAGAGGTGGATAGATCGCGCACTGACAACGAGGACATCTGGGCTGACCTTGAAAAGATGGAGCGGGTTGTGAAAGCGGCGCGGAAGATATGTGCCTTCGACGACGGCTTTGGGTTCGGCGGCTACTCGCCGCATGAGTGCGTGTTTTGCCACGTTCACATCAGGAACGTGGAGGAAGGCTCCAACGAGCACGATCGTGAATGCGAGTTCGGGGCACTTGTCGACGCCCTGGCAGCCCTCGACGCCACGGAGGCGACGTGAGCCAGCCGACCATCGACCCGGGCTGGGAGATCGTCTTCGGCTATCGAGACGTTTCGGACTGGCCAGGGTTCCCACCTTGCCCATGCCTCGACCCCGGGACCTACGTGGCGCTTGAGCGGAAGGGCGATGACTACCGCCTCCTCTGCTGGTGCGGCCGGCGTGGCGACATCAGGTGGGACTCGACAGACGAGCTGATGGAGTTCCTCGCCCGCTATAGCGATTCGCCCCACATGAGGCCAGCACGGTGAGCTCGGAGTTATTCAGCGACGATGATCCTCGGGCTTACTGACATGGTCGATCCCCCACTGGTCGTAAAGTCCGCCGACATCTCGGGCGATGAGCTTTACCGCTACCGACTTGTGCGGTCCTGGAGCGGACTCCCCCGGCTCTGTTGGATCATGCTCAACCCGTCCACAGCCGACAGCTTCATCGACGATCGGACGATCGGGCGCTGCATGCGATTCGCCGACCGATGGGGTTACGGCTCGATGAGCGTGATCAACCTCTACGCGCTCAGGACGAGCAAGCCGGAACATCTGCTCGACCACCCGGACCCAGAGAGCTTCGGCCTTACAGCTTCGAAGAGGTTCGCTGATGCCCAACCGATGCCTCTGCTCCGACCTCGAAAGCGATCACGACTACAGCACCGGAGGCGCGTGCGAGATATGCCTGTGCGAGAGCTTCCGCGCTCTTAAAGAGGAAGGGAATGTTATGGCCACCAATGTCACACCCGAAGAGACACCCAAGGTTGACCCACTAGCCGAGGCCACCGAAGCGATGCTGATGGTCATCGAAAGCCTCAAGGTCGTGCGAGAAGCCGTCGACGGCTATAGGAAGCAATGCCTCGACGCTGGCTACTCGCCTGACGGGTCCGAGCGGATGGCCATAGCCCTCCACGATCACCTCCTTGCCGTCATGTTCAAGGGGCAGGAGTGAGGACGACCCCGTGGGTATCCGGATTCGTCTGGGGCATGCTGGTCGCCGCGGCCATTTGCAACCTGATCTGGCTGGCTAGTGGCTGACCGCTACCGCAAGAAGCCGATCGTCATCGAAGCGCTTCAGCTCCGATGGGATAACTGGTCGGAGATGTGCGCGTTCGTCGGCGCGGGCACGGATTACGAGACGCAGCCTCATGGCGAGTGGGTGTATCCCGATGGGAGTGCCCGTCTGGGCCTGGTGATCCCGACACCCGAAGGCGACATGCTGGCCGTTGAAAACGACTGGATCATCCGTGGCGTGAAGGACGAGTTGTACCCGTGCAAGCCCGACGTGTTTGAGGCAACCTATGAGCATGTCGACGACTGAGCCCTCCGCCCACGGCAACGCGCCAGTCGTTCGAGGAACCACACAGGCGACCGCGCGGACCGAGACGTACAAGCAGCGCCGTGCCCGGCTCTCCATGGAGGCCAAGGCCCGACGCTTGGACCAGCGCCGCCAGATCGTCGCACTCGTCCTCGCCGGCGCCACCTACGCCGAGGTGGGCCGACGCCTTGGCAAGAAGCCGAACACGGTCAAGGCCCAGTTCGTCGACGAGATGCAGCGAACGGCCAAGGCCACAGAGGAGGCCCGTCAGCTTCACCTCGCCCGCCTCGAGCGCCAGATCCTCAGGTGGTGGGACCCGTCCACCCGCTCAGAGACCGAGGTCATCGACTCCACTACCGGCAAGGCTCGAAACGCCACGCCGGAGGAACGAGCCGAGCGAGCCGAACGAGCGGACCAGGCGATGGGCCACCTCCGCTGGCTATTCGACCAGTACGCCAAGGTCCAGGACTTCTACAAGCAGGCCCCACAGGTCACCTTCACCGGCGACGTCACCGTGGAACAGATCACCGTTGGCGAGCTGAACGCCAAGCTCGAGCGTCTCAAGCGTGAGCGTCAGATCGCCCGAGACGCTGCCGAACCGCCCACGCTCCGTGTCCTACCAGCGGCCAGCTCAGATGCCTAGGTTCCCTGCCAGTCCGATCTCAGACGAGCAGCTGGCCCAGGTCAAGCAGAGGCTCTCGGGCTTCGCCAGGGGACGTTCCACCCGGAAGACCGACATCTACATCCGGGTCCACTACGTCCGGGGCCTCATCGCCCGGATCGAGGAGGCCGAACAGGTTTTGGAGCTTTGCGGCGAGGATCCACAGAACGCCTGGTCGATCGCTCACGACTACCTCGATCGAGAGGCCCCGATCGAGGAGAACCCAGAGCTTGCATCGTGGGACTGAAGGTCTATCCACCATGGGCTGACGCTCAACAACGAAAGGACTGGTTCGCCACCTTGGCACGCACCGTCTGTGTCGACTTCGATGGCACGCTCCACCCATATACCGCTGGTTGGTGCGGCAGCGTGCCGGCCGACGAACCGCCAATCCTCGGCGCTGGCGAGTTCCTCACCAACCTCCACCGCCTGGGCTACCGGATAGTGATCTTCAGCACGCGAGCCGACCACCAGGATGGCCTCGACGGGATCACCGCCTGGATGGACAAACACCGCCTCGAGTACGACGCCATCACTCACGAGAAGGTGGGGGCCATCGCCTACGTCGATGATCGGGCGGTCCCATTCACCGGAGACTGGCAAGCGGTACTGAGCGGCATCAGTGCCTTAGTCGGCCAGTCGCCATATGGGCCCTAAGCGAGTGCGTAAGTTCTGGCGACGCATCCAAGAGGCACCAGAACCTCAGCTCCCCGGCGTCTGGTTTGCCAGCATGACCCCGGCTGGCGACTTCGACGGCACCAAGGTCATGGCTCCCACCGAGAAGCTTGCTGGCTACGAGCGCCGATCGCGGTTCGCTGCCAGTCTGGGGTTCGGATCCTGCTTCCGCTGCGGTCATGGGTGGCAGGAATCCGAGGCATGGACCGAGACGAAGAGCCTTCACGAACCCCACGTCACTACCTATAACGACCGGGGATTCGGGATCTTTCCGTTGTGCGAATCGTGCTGGTCGGATCTGACGCCGGAAGAGCGCCTGCCGTATTACTACGAGCTGATGAGGTCCAATTCTCTGACCCCGCCTGAGCTCGGCAAAATCGAGCAGGTCCGAACGGCGGTGCTCGCCGGTGGTTGACACTCCGAACGCCGAGTCCCTTCCCGCCCGGAGCGTGGGCAGGTCTGTAGGGGAGAACCCGAACGAGAAGGAGGAGATTGCCATGATCACGAAGATCCACCTGAAGGGTGGGAAGATCATCCGCGGGCTTGACTGGGCGCGGCCTAGCGATGCGGAGATGGAGGAAGTCAAAGAGAAGTTTGAAAACCTCGTCATCTCGGACCCGAGCGACGGCTGGCGCCTCTCGGTTGACACCCGTAACGGGTGGGTCGTGATCCCAGGATCCTCGGTCCTGTACATCGAACTAGCTCAGGAGGATTAGTCCGCACCCGCATTCGGGTACGGATGTAGCGTGGATCTTGTGAGCGCGACCCCAACCATCGAAGAGCTTCTGTCATCGACCGATGTGTGCCTACTCGTCGGGTGCACCTACCGAGAGTTGGATTACTGGATCCGCGTGGGTACCATTCGCCCGGTTCGACAGGCGGACGGAACAGGTACCCAGCGAGGGTTCTCAATGGACGAAGTCAGGGAGGTGGCCTTCGCTCGGCAACTCCGCCGGCTGGGCGCTCCTCTCGACACTGTGCGGCTAGCGATCGACAACGTGAACATGCTCGATGCTGATGACTCGGTGCCAGCCATCTGGTCCCAGGCCGTGGTGGTGACCACTGACGGCGAGGTGCTCCACCAGGACTCCATGATCGGCGTTCTGGCATTCCCTCGCTGCGGCTGGTTCGTGGATCTCACCGAGTTGCCCAGCGCGTGACACCACCGGCCGCTCAGGTCCTCAACGAACTCGTCAGGCTCCAACTGAGCCTGGCTGAAGTGATGTCCGAACGTCACCAGTTGATCGAGAGGCGGAGACGGCTCTGGGCTCAGGCTCACGACGCCGGCGAGTCCTGGATGGCCATATCAAGGGCCTCGGGTGTCTCTGACGCACTGGTGCGCCGTGAGGCGTCGGCTCTGCCGTGACAGCTAGCGCCGAACCGCTCCAGGTCCACTGTGCTCATTGCTGGGTGGTCAACACGGGCCTCGAAGGCCAGACCGACAAGGGCTCCTTGCCAGACGACGGCGACGTCATGGTGTGTCCTCTGTGTGGGCTGCTCTCGGTCTTCTTCTGGGCCGACGAGACGCTCTGTACGCGCAGGCCTTCTATGGCTGAGCTCGAACGGGCGCTCGAACGTCCCGAGGTTGCCCGTGCTGTTCAGGTGGCGGCTGACGAGCTGGAGCGGATGAAGACGGCCACGGCCGGCAATGGCAAACGATGAGCGACACGAATTCGCAACCGCCTCAGCCTCCCGCCATAACGGTTGCCGTACTCAGGTCGTGGCTTGACGACTTCTCAGACGACTGCCTCGTTGTTCTGAGCAGTGACGGCGAAGGGAACAGATATTCGCCACTCTCGGATTGCTCGTCGGTGTTCTATCGTGCCGAGCCTCGGACGCCGTGGGTAGGCGAAACTTTCATGGACCCAGAGGCACGCGATGCTGACGGATACACGGAGGAGGACTACCCGACCCCACCCGAAGACGCCGTGGGATGTGTGGTCCTATGGCCGATGAACTGAATCCCCCAGCGCCTATCGCGGTCGCGGGCACAATGACGAGAGCCGATGGCACGCACCCTGGAGTTGCTTCACATAAACGATCTTCATCCCTCGGTGGACAACCCCCGTTCGTCGATGGGCGATCTCTCCGAGCTCCAGGAGTCGGTTAGAGCGTCCGGGATACTCGCTCCGCTGATCGTGATCCCCGATGACGATGAGAGTGGCTTTCGGATTCTCGCCGGTCATCGTCGTCACGCCGTCGCTCAAAGGCTCGGCATCGATGAGGTACTGGCCGTGGTCGAGAAGGGTCTTTCGCCACTCGATGCTCAAGTGGTGATGCTGACGGAAAACCTTCAACGTCGATCCCTGGAGCCCGCTGACGAGGCACGAGCCTTCAAGCGTTTGATCGATGCTGGAATGAGCCAACACGAGGTGGCAGCCCGGGTGGGCAGAAGCCAGTCCTATATCTGTCGGCGCATCCTTTTAATCGACCCTCCGCAGCGACCCTCCCGTCGGCGGCGTCGAGTGCCCCTCCCAGCTTCGGCTCTTGTAAGCCGCGAGACGTGGACTACCGTCCGATGCATGGTGTGTTTGGGATCGTTGCCTCTCCCTGATGACGCGAAGCCCGAGGACGTTGTGCGGATCATGGACGGCCACCGTTCGGATCGCCCTCGCTGCTCATACCCGCTTGGGGCACCCGTCCGATGACCAGGTTCACCCCGTGGCCGGCGACGACTCCGATCGGCGACGCCTTCCCGAAGATCACCTTTCGCCGAGGAGGGATCACATTTGCCGATCTCAGGGATCCCGTCGCCATGGCCGAGCTGAACGAGCGCGCCCGGCTCCGCTCAATCCTGCTCGGTGTCCTCGCTCGCATCTGCATCTGCGGGAACCAGCACAGGCAGGAATACGACTACGGATATGCCGCCTGCAACAGGAATTGTCCCGTTCACGGCAGCGATCTTGTCGGCGATGAGGACGTCGCAGATATCGACTAGGACCGTCAACGCTGGGGCCTCGGCCGCTTCATGCCCACGATGATCTCGAGCACGAAGGCGAGGACCACGATGATGCCGATTACCCCGAGCACGTGAGGCGTGATGGCCCACCACTTGAGCCAGGACCCCGACACGGCGAGTACCCAGAGCATGAGCACGATGAGTGACCAGAAGACGGTGACGATTCGCATATGGCCACCATTCCCAATCCCCTGGGCGAACCCTCGTTCGGGGTGCTAAACCGGACACTCATGACGGACATTCAGGCGACGCTCACCAAGATCCAGGCGAAGCGGTTGACCGATCGAATCCGCAAAGGCGCCGAAGGGCTGTTCCAGCTCGTGGCTGAGGCATACAACGGGCAAGCGTGGTTGGCACTCGACTACGGATCGTGGGAGCAGTACATCGAGTCCGAGTTCGATATGACTCGCCAGAACGCTTACCGGCTGCTTACCCAAGCATCGGTGACCCAGGCTCTTGAGCAAGCCGCTGGGGTCAAGTTGCCTCCCGGCACGGTCTCTGCCCGTCAGGCCGAAGCCATTAAATCCAACCTCCCTGAGGTGGTCGAAAAGGTAGCGAAAGCGACCAAGGGGACGAGGCGAAGTTTGCGCGTTTCCAAGGTAAAAGCCGAGGTGGAAGAGGGTGCGCGTCACGCGCGCGTGACACCGTCCGAGGAGGTCACCGAGGGCTTCGAAGAACGGCTCGCCCAGATGGTCCAAGACGGACGTCTGGTGGGTGCTCAGGTGACTAAGGATGAGGTGGAGATCCGCTTCACTGTGTCGCTCGAATACGCCACGAAGGCCCGCGCCATGGCCGACAAGTCCGGCGAATCTCTTTTCGACTGGTGGCGTTCTCTCGGGATCGCTGCGATCGACGCCAAGCCGGTTAGCGCGCGATCGCGCGCAAAGCCATCGACCACCGACGCGAGCGGTTGCCCTCACCCTTCGAACCGACGGGTCGGCGACGTGTGCATGAGGTGCGGAACGAATCTGAAAACCAAAAAGGAGGCATAAAGGAAAAATGGTTATGGGCTGCCTTCTTGCTGGTCTGGGTACCCGAGATCAGGCTGAAGGCCACGAAGAGTACGAAAAGTACGAAAAGTAAGAAGGCTCGCAAGGCTCATCTCGCGACGAAAGGAAAGAAGCGATGATTCACGAATTGAACGGTCGACACCTGATCCTCGGCAAGCTGATCATCACCTGGGACGCTCGGACCGTCAGCGAAGCTCACCCGCTCATCGACCCGGCGCGCATCATCTGCGACATGGTCGACATCGACCGACCGAATGGTGGCCGTGAGCTCGACGCCTTTCACTGGGAAGCGGGCGGCTACCAGATCCGCTGCTCACGGAAGCGGACCAGCCGTTCGACTCGCGCCATCTGCATCGGGTGGAGGGATGCTCGCGTGCCGTGTCCGAAAGTGTGGAGACGTGCCGGGTGGAGGGTCAGCCAGGGCCGGCCTCACAACATGGTCGGCACCCGGTCGAGCACCGATGCCCAGGCTTCGACATGAGACGGGACTTGGGTGCCACATTCGAGTCGGACTTCGAGAGCGGGCGTCTTAGGAACGCGCAGATCCAAGAGGTGATCGTGATCGTTCACTGCGTCGGGACCGGTTTGGCGGACAACATCATCCGGGAGGTCACCGAGTATTGGACGCAAGAGGGCGCTCTGATCGCCCGTATCGATCCTCACCCAGACGGCAGTGCTAGGACGGTGAAGACCACCACATTCCCGTCCTTCAGGGTTATGAGCGAGGGAACGATCAGGTTACGAGATCCAAAACCGTCGGCTGATTCAGGCTTCCCAGACGAGTTGAGTCACCTCGTCACACAGCGGGTGCTCTTGTTCCAAAACAGGGTTGAGACGGGGGAAGGGTGACCGAGCCGCTGGACATGAAACTTATCGGCGGGGTTCTAGATCAAGCGATATACGACGACTTGTTCCCCAGCCAGTACCAGAAGATCGCCTCGGTTGTGCAGACAGCCCGCCGAGTGCGTGAGCTCCTGGAGCAGGAGCAACTCCCAGGACGATTCTCCCACCCGATCTTGGTCGAGCTTCAGGCCGTCCTCGATGAGCTGGACGGTGTCCACGAGCCTCGGGAGTTCCTGACGGTCAAGGATCTCGACTGTCCGACGTGTCACGAGCCAGCTACCACGGTGCGAGAACGGGGGATCAGGGCGGAAACGATTAGGTTAATCACACCGGGCTTTCCTCGAGCGCGTGAGTTCTCTCTGGGCCCATGCGGGCACTCGATCGACATGTTGAACATCAACAGCGAGTCCCAGGTAGTCACGGTGGGCAACGGCGATCGGCACTCCCATGGGAGTTTCTTCAACACCTTCGATAGTGTCGAGCGGGGCGAGTTGTGAATCCCTTGTGCCGCGACTGTAAGCACTGGGATCAGGCAGAGCGACCCCCGAGGTTTGCTCGATGGAACGACGACGGACGCCTGCCAACTATTCGAGAGGGCTATGGTCGGCGACGGATCGATGGACTGCGATCCGGATCGGGAGTCGACCGTCACAAGCGATCGACCTGGCGAACACTGACCGACGTCGGAGGCATTCCGACGATGCGAACGGCCTCAGTACCGTCTACGTCGGAGCTGGCATAGCGGGTAAGCCCAGCACCGGCGTGCCCGTTGGTCGTAGCTTGTCGCCGTGAGGTTCCACATCCACCGGTTCCAGACCACATGGATCGGATCCGGATGGCGCTACAGAAATCACACCTGGCACACGATGACCAAGCGTTGCCGCCGTTGTGGTGAGAAGTGCATCAGGTATCAACGAGCCGATCGGCTCATGGCTGAATGCGGGCCCGAGCTGACGAACATGCCCAGGCCGTCGGGTGCCGGACCGAGGATGCCGTGAAGCGCGGTATCTACATTCAGAACAGCCCCACTCATTGGAGATGGGACAAAGCGCATAATCCTTGGCTCTGCGTTCTCTGCTGGGTCGAGCGAATCGGACTCCGGATCGGGTTACTTCACGACGAGCACTGGGAGTGACCCAGGCGATCGATGTCGAATGGCTGATCGATCTCCCGTCTCCGAAGCGCGCCCGGATTCTCCAGAAGCTCACGCCGGCTGAACGAAAAGCGGTCGACAAGGCGCTCGAAGACGACACACCCTGGCGAGCCAACCCGGCCACCTTCGCTCACCACCTGACCGATGGCGAGTACAAGCTCTGGCCCTACATCAAGCTGCTCGGTCGCAAGTTCGCCGAGTCCGTAAATGGCGAGGACCCGAACCAGGAATGGTGGTTGCCATCTCAGCTCGGGAAAACCACGCTCATCATGTGGGGCGCACTGTGGATCCTCGATCGGAGCCCGAAGACACGGATCATGTACGTCTCGTACGACGCGGACAAGGCGGTCGACGAGGGAGGCAAGGCCCGAGACATCGCCGAGAGGTACGCCTCGAAGCTGCGATTCCGCCTTCGCCCCGACCAGCGAGCTCGAGGGAAGTGGACGACGTCGGAGGGCGGCGGGCTCTATTGCGTCGGCATCGGCGGAGCCATCACCGGCTTTCCTCAAGACGTCCTACTCCTGGACGACCTGATCAAAGGCTGGCAGGCGGCGCACTCAGCGGCTCAGCGAGAGTCAGTATGGAATGTCTACCGCTCCCAGTGCCGCCTCCGTCTGCAGCGCTTCGATGCCCCGAAGATCTCAGCCGGCACCAGGTGGCACGAGAACGATTTCCAAGCCCGGCTCCGTCAGTCGTCCGAGATCGAGCACGCCGACAAGTGGACCGTCGTCCGCCTCCCAGCTATCGCCGAGGCTCCGGACCCGCTCGCCGTCGACCCCATCCTGCGCCTGCCGGACCCGCTAGGCCGTCGACCCGGCGAGTTGCTCGAGCCCGAACGTTTCAACCGGGAGGAGGTGTTGGCTCGAGCGGCAGCCCTGGGCGAGTACCTCGCCTCCGCGCTTGAGCAGCAGCGCCCAAGTCCGCCAGAGGGCCTTCTCATCAAGCGGGACTGGTGGGTGGTAGAGGACTCGTTCTGGCCCACCACCTTCGATCGTGTCGTGAGCTCGTGGGACATGAAGCTGAAGGACAAGGAGTCGGGTGACTATACGGTCGGCCAGGTGTGGGGCGTCACCGGCAAGGACTGCTGGCTGATCGACCAGCTACGCGGTCAGTGGCCCCAGGCGCTCACCACAAACGCCATGGCGCTCGTAGTCGTCCGATACCCGGCCTGTCGGCTCCACCTCGTGGAGGCGGCCGGTTACGGGCCCGAGGTCATGGAGTCGCTCCGGACGCCGGCGCCCGGCTACGAAATCTCAGACGATGTGGCTGGCGAGCTTGGGATGACCAAGCCCGAGCGCCACTCGGTCAATCTGGTCCGACGCAGGGGCCTCGCCGGCATCATCTCGGTGCCCGTCAAGGGCGACAAGTTCACGCGACTAGTCGCGGTATCCGGCTACATCCAAGCGGGCGATGTCCACCTGCCAGGCTGGGCGCCCTGGGTGCCGGTTTTCCTTGAGGAGATGTCGGCGTTCAACCAGGGGACCCACGATGACATGGTGGACGCCTGCTCACAGGCCTTGTCACGGATCCACCGTGTCCGGCGTGCCCGTGGCTCCGGAGCAGCCCAGCGGGAGATCCGAGCTGGCAGCGTCGGCTAGGGGGACGAGTAACTAGAAACTTGAAACTAGGTTGTCGGTATGGACGAGTTCGAGCTGGACGATGACGACTTCGGCACTCCGCTCCCGGTCCTCGACACGCCGGACACATCGGCACCGGTCGAACGTCCAAAGCGCTGGCGACCTGACGTCCGGGTTCGAGGTGCGAGGTCGAAGGGTGGCGTGCCCAGGGATCAGGCCAGCATGGCTCGCTCCGAGGCCCTGAGTGCCGCGACTGGTCGCGGTGCCGCCGCCGTCGACGAGTGGCGGACGTTGCTCCGAGGCGGGGATCGACGGAAAGCCGTGGCAGCGGTGGACCGTACGAATCTCACCCATAACGCTGGCAATGGTTTCGGCCTCGCCGAGCATTTCCGTGCTCCGAGATGAGTGGCGTGATCTGGCCGATGACGAACTCAGGCTGAAGCTGGCCCTACGTGGCGTCAGTCTCCCCGTGTATTACCGGCTAGTCCGCTGTCGTGATGAGCCCAGCGCCGATGGCGTGATCGAACGGATCCTCAACGATGAGTTCTACAAGCACTGGACACATTCGGTACGCTCGGCCCCGTGACTGCCGAGGCCACCGAAGCGATGCGACCATCTCGTAGGCGGCGTGCTACGCGAGCGATCGCCAAGGCCTTCGATGTGCCCGTGATGCTGCTGGATCCCGACGCCGCGACCCCATGACAGCGGGTTTTGTTCCACCTCAAGGTGCTCCGTCGTCGTCTTCAAGTATCTCTTTGTGACCATTGCGTGCATCTCGAATACGACGAGGGATGCCCCATGCTCATGTGCTCGGAGTGTGGCCACGAGTTCGACTGGAACGATGATGAGGTCGAGCGCCTTTCGGCGGTATAGGCCCCTCAAATGGCGCAGGTCATCGAACTCCCAGCATCGGATCTTCGCCCTTTTGACATGATCGATGAGTGCACGCTTGTGGTCGCAATCACAGTCGACACCAACCGAGTAGAGGTGTGGACAGCACCCGCAGTCGAGTTTCATCTTTCGCAGCGGTGCGATCCAGTGGACCCGGAACACCAGCCGCTCGGTCCTCCTCCGGAGGTGGCGCGTCGCGTGATGAAGACTGACGAGTCCATTCGGGTATGCAGGTGACCAGACCTAATCTCCGACCGTCCCCCGAAGTTCCTCGCCTTCCTGAACCTGGAGGGTTAACCGTCGAGGAGACGGGACTGGTTGCTAACCAGCTCGCGGGTCACCGTGGGGATCGAGACCTCAGCCCTCCGCTGGAAGGTCAACCGGACAGGCGCGCCGGAACCGTCTTGAAAACGGATTGGGGTCCACAGCCCTGGGGTTCAAGTCCTCGGCCTTCCGCGCATCTATCATTCCGCCTGATGGCAAAGCGTCCAGCTCGTCCGACAGCGAATGTCAAGAGTGCGCCGGGTCACAAGACGGCTCGGAAAGGTTCGTCCTCGAGGGCCAAGGGCGTTAAGAAGCTCAAGATCATGACCCGCTGACACTGCATCCGGACGAATCCGTTTCTGCGTCAGTACCATTCGACCCGATGAGGGCGAGTTCACCGTGACGGCGATTGGTCTCGCGCTAGTAGTTCTTGCAGTGATGCGGGTTACCCGGCTCATTGTTGGTGATGACATCACGCTGCCGTTACGCGTGGCGATCAATCGCCACTGGCCATGGCAACCGAGGCCGACGCTTCGTAAAGAGGACTCTCGGCCGATCGATGCCAAGGTGTCGGTACACCTCGAACCGAGTTGGCCCGAGAAGTTCATCAACTGTCAGTGGTGCGTTTCTCTTTGGCTCTCACTCGCCGGCGCTCTTCTTGCCCACGCTTCGGGCTTCGTTCCCACCTGGACCGAGACGGTCTGGGCATGGCCCGGTATCGCCGGCGCCGCCGGACTGCTCGGCATGATCTGGTCGTGAGGTCGTAGGTGCCGGCTCGTAAATCTCCCATCGATGGGACTGTCTCAGGACCCGGTCGTTCATCTACGGCCGTCCTCGAGCGACCCGAACCGACGGTTAGGCCTCGGTCAGAAGCACGACAGCGGGCTCGCGCCATGACACGCGAGACCTACATGAATCTGCAATCGAAGCAACTCGCCGCGACCTTCGATGCTCTGACGGCGGCCGCCGAGATCCAAGATCCCTCCGACTCCAATGCCGGTAGCCCTAACGCTTCCACCCGGAACTGGCAGCACCAAGCGTGGGGCTACACCCGCCAGGTCGGCGAGCTGAACTCCGCCAAGCTCTACGTCGGAAACTGTCTCGCCCGGATCAAGCTCGCGGTCGGAAAGCGGAACCAAGACGGGACCGTCGACATCGGCATGGACGGCGAAGAGCCGATCGACGACTTCGATCCCGCGCTGGCCGACGAGGCCCAGAAGATCATCGGCACCATGCGCGCCAAGCGCGGTGGCCAGTCGGGGCTCATGCGGGCGTTCGGCGAGAAGGTTTTCGTAACTGGCGAGTGCTATTTGGTCCCTTCGGTATCAGCGGTGGGCAGGGTCTACGACGTCCTATCGAATCAGGAGCTCATCAAAAACGGCAACAGCGGTAAATGGCAATACTTCGGTGGGCCCGGGTATCCGGTCGAGGAGTTGGGTCCTGACGTCCAGCCCATCCGAGTGTGGCGTCCGGACGCTCAGTACGGGATGATCGCCGACTCGTCGGTGCGCTCCTGCATGGAGATCCTGCAGGAACTCGTCATCCTCACCCGGTTAGTGAACGCGGCCGCCATAAGCCGTATGGCCACTGCCGGCGTCCTGCTCATCCCCGACGAGCTCGACAACCCCGACGACGACGTCGGTCCAGACGGTCAAATCTCAGAAGAGACGCAGCCGCTCAGCGTTGACATCTTGAACACCGGGGCGAAGGCGATCGATGATCCTGCCTCTGCCGCAGCGTTCATGCCCTACATCCTCACGGGCCGAGCCGACCTGCTCGACAAGGTCCGCCACATCCCGTTCCAAGGTGAGGACCAGGAAGGGGTCCTAAAGCGCGACGAGGCTATCCAGCGACTCGCTCAGGGCCTCGACCTTCCCGTCGAAGCAGTCCGTGGCCACATGGACACGACCTTCGCCAACGCGGCGCAAATCTCGATCGACACCTTCAAGCTCTACATAGAGCCGCTGGTCGAGCTTCTCTGCGAGGCGCTCACCGTGTGCATCCTCTGGCCCACCATGGCGATGACCCGAGGAATCAGCCCCGACAGCATCTCCGACGCCGGTTACCCAGACGAGATTCTCCAGGTCGCGGTGACCTTCGATGCCACTCAGCTCGTCAGTCGCCCCGACCGGGTGAGGGAGATCGTCGAGGTCTTCACCCACGACGAGACCCAGGGCTCCGTTCGCTACGACGAGTTGCGCGAGGCACTCCAACTCCAGGGTGAGGGCCCAACCATCGAAGAGCAGACCCGTCGTATCGACGCCATTCGCCTCACCAAGATCCGCGAGGTCGTGCCAGCGCCACCATCAGATGCCGCTCAGCCGTTGGCCGATGCCGATAAGGCCGTCCAACCGGGGTCGTCGGGGGCGGAGAAGGTGATCGAGGATCGGGCAAAGCAAGTCGCAGCCGATGCCGGGATGGCCGTAAGGACGTACGAGGTTCTCGCAGCCCGAATCGCTGGAGCTGGCGAGCTCGCCGTCGAGCGCACGATCGACCGTATCGGAGCCCGTCTTCGCTCCAAGTACGCGCCCGCCGGCGGCAAGACTCCTACACCTCATGCCGCAACCCTCGATGGTGTCTCGAACTCGCGAGTGTCGTTCATTCTCGGCCCGGCTCTCGTCGAGCCCTATGCCAAGCCCGATGATCTCCTCGGTCCGGACTGCTCAGCGATGGCCAAGTCTGTCTATCGTTGGGCGGTCGAGTGTGGCGTGCCTGACCCGAGCGACCTGGCGAGCCGTAGTTCTCAGCTCGTCGTGGCTACAGTGCGCGACCGGCTCTACGTCGATGACTCGCCGGTGATTGACCCCGGACACTGGGCCGAGGCCCTCGGACTTTTAGTGGCACGGTAGGCCATGCCCTCAGATGGTGGTCAATGGCTAGGTCTGTCGCCGAGGCGTAGTCGCCACTCCGGTTCGGTGCGTCCAGTCGACAAGCGGGTGGCTATCCGTCGCAAGCGGACCGAGCAGGCCAAACGATCACGCCGAGGCAACCGTCGTTGAATCCGCGTGACAGGGAGACCCGAATCATATGATTAGGGTCGCGATCGAAGGTTCCCCCTTCGGATGAGTGCGAGTCGGCCTTACGATCCCGGTCCGCCGCCGGGGTCGACTCGCGTATAGGGTTAAACCTTCGAGACTTGTGCGATGCGGTGTGGGGGAGCACGTTGGATTCGTTAGGTGCTCAGCCGTTGAGCGGGCT